TTACCAACGATTAGAAAGCATTGTAATTTTAAGGATTGTTATATTTTCTTTTACGGCGGTTTCGTGTTCTTCTCTTGCGCCTTCTGATTCTTCCCAGTTATCAAGGAAGTTTATATAATCGCACTTTTTTAATTCTCTTATATCTTCGTTCATAATTTCCCGGTGTGTAGGCTCTCTTTTTAGCTGCGCTTTAAGTCGCTCATAAATCCGCACCGGATTTATTGGATAATAGCCCAAAGATTTTAATTGTCTTGCCCGATTCTCAAAATCTTTTACATAGTTTTCGTTGCCTGTTATTTTGCCTGATATGTAAACTTTACTCATGCTTTTACCCTGTAAAAAAAAAGATGTCCTAGCAAGCCTGACCGCTCGCTAGGACGGCAAAAGAACTCCCTGTATGTTCTCATACGAGAATTTATAAACATTTTAATTCTTAAATGCGATTTTGTCAATTAACAATTCATTTATAAGAACCCCTGTAAATCGTGCAATTATCTTCTTATATGCACTGTCATTTATTCAGATTCAAATAATTCAACTTTCTTCTTATTTGCACTGTGTATTATTCAAGGTAGTAGAAAAATATTGATGTTTTGCCGATAATGGCAATATATGCGTACAGAATTGTTTTATGAAAGACTGGAAAGACTACTAAAAGATAAGAATATGCAGCAAAAAGAACTTGCCGATATATGCGGAATAAGTAGTAACGGTATTTCAACATGGAAAGTAACCGGCTCCTACCCTCGCGCCGATATTGCCGTAAAACTCGCCGCCGCTCTAGGCGTTACCGTTGAATACCTGATAACCGGCGAACTTCCCGGAATTGACAATAGTGATAACCTTGTTTATACGGTTTCAAAGCTGCCTGAAAAGAAACGCCGCGTAATTCAGGCGGTTATAGATTCACTCTCCGCCTTTGACTGAAAGAAGGAATCAAATTGTAATCCGTTTTTGTCCGATTTTAATTCAATTTATCGGCTATAGTAGAAGATTCAGCAAGTAAGGAATCTTTATCCCGAACTTTATCTTTAGAATCAATAAGATAACGCGAACCATTATAAAAATCAGTAGAATTATCGCCGCTATCGTTATTATTTTCGCCCTGAATTTCAGCTTCGTTTCGTATTCTGTCAATTTCATCGAGTAGTCGCTCAACTTCTGATTCGTACTCGTTAAACAGATAGTCAACTCGCTCAACTCCGTCTGTAATTCCTCTACTCGTTTCGATGATGTTTGCAATCCGTTCTCGGCTATCAGCAACTGTTCCGTCAAGTGCCGCGACTGTTGCTTCAAGTCGTCCAGTTGCGAATGAATTTCCTGCGATAATGTCTTTAGTGTCGGCGTTGATTCTTCCGCAGGTGCTGCAACCGGCAAATATAAAAAGACAAACGCCGATAAAAAGATACATAACGATTTTCTTTTCATAAATTTTACCTCTCATTGTCTTTATCTCCGTTTTCTTTACAGATTAGAATTAAAGCGCCTTAACGATTCTTGTGCTAACCGCTTTTCCTTTTGTCCGTGTACGGCTCTCGCCAAATGGGTCGTGAATCAGTTTGCCGTTGCGTGTTACGACAAAATGACCGTATGTTACGCCGGTTTCTTTAAGTTCATAACGAGTAATTTCGTATTCGTTGCTTAAAGGCTTGTAACCTACTTTGTCGTGCCGTACATCGCACTTTTTGCCTAAAAGATATGACATCATATCCGCCGGGCGTTCCACAAAGCAATCTGAATCAATCCATTTTTCTTTTAGTGCTTTTTCATAAAGCGTAAAAATATCAATGTCTTTTTTGGTAATCTGTTCGGCGATATATACCAGTGAAAGGAAATAACAACCGCTTTTACCGATTTTCGAGCATAACTGTTGCTTAAACATTTTCAGCCCCCTTGTCTCCGCTGCCGATTCTACGCGCAAGGTTTTTAATAATTGCTTTGAATCCCTGCACAATAGTCTGATATGAAATCTGAACGCACCCTATTGTCAAAAGTCCGCCGATTACCCACATAGGCAGCACTTCAGCTGAAAAATAACTGCCAATAGAAAGCGGAATCATAAGAAGCGCATACACCCATGTCTTTTTAGTCTTCAAAAAGTTCTTGATGAACTCTTCAATACCTACCGTCGCAAAAGCTGCGGCAAGCACCTTTAACAAAAACTGTCCGTCAATCATTCCATTTCCCCCTGATTATTTATTGAGATTGTTATTGTTTGCGCTGTTATTGACCGAAAGCCATTTCTCAACACTGTTTCTGTTAAGTCCTGTTCCTGAAATATAAAGGTCTGAAAGAATTGAGATTGCATTTGTCGGAAGAACTCCGTTGTTCTGTACCTTCTCCCGGACTTTGCAGTCTATATCATTTATTATGTTTATAAGCTCATATTTCTGCTGGCTTAAATCCCGGAAAGAAAAAAGAATCTGACGCACAAGGCTTTTTGTAAAAGACGCTTCTTTTGCACATACCTCGCGCAAAACATCGTAGCTTCCCATTGCATCAATCCAGTTTGTTTGCATGAATTCCCGGAAAATATCTGCAAGTCTCTGATAGTTTGTTTCTGAAAGTTCATTTAGCTCTGAATCCGATTTATCTTTAAGATGATTTCTTTCGTAAATATCCATGCAGAACTTGTACATTTCGTTATAAAGAAGCCTGATTAAAAGAGAGAAAATATTTATTGTAAGCTCGATATTCTCACAAGCCTGTTTTTTCGCATTAAGTGCATTGATGTAATCGACTGTAATCCGCTTTTCGTACTGGTCTAACTGAACTGCGACAACTCTCTTTGCCTGTAAATGTAAGTCAGCCGCCCCTTCCGCCTGTTCCTCTTTGATTTTATATTTGAAGTCCGCGTAATCCGTAACGACTTTCACAATTTCGGACTGCGCTTTTCTGCTCGAAAAAGAAACGCTCTTGTCGCCGAATTTAAACGACAGTTCCTTGATAGTCCTGACAATAAGAAAAATAGTCGTAAGAATAAAAACGCCTGTGATAATAAGGTTTACCGGCGCACTCTGTGTTATTAAATCTGACATCTTTTTATCCCCTGTAGAAAATAAAAAAAGCCGCTACCCGATATAAAAATCAGATAGCGGCTTCGGTTTTAACCTAAAAACCATGTTGTATGCACTTATGGTACACTATATATTATGTTTGTGCAATAAATCAGCGTCAAAAAAACACTAAATGACAAGTTTTTCAAGGCGGTTGATTTCCGCTCTCCATTCCTGCCGTTCAGCGATTTTATCAGCATAATCTTTTGCCGTTGCGCTTCCTTCGGCGATTTTCGACGCAATATAGTCAGTTTCCGCAAGCCGCATTTTAAGCGCACGGATTTTTTCTACCGCCTCTTCGCTTTTCTTTTCGGCGTCAGTTTTTCCCAAGAAGATTTTTCCGTCAATCAGGCGCGCTAGCCCACCTGCCGCCTCAAACTCTTCTTCGGTGATTGTCATATCAGGTACACTGATACCGTCCATAGTTTTCATAGCCGACAAATCGGTATGATGAATGACTACATCGCCCTTTATCGCTAAGTAAACATTTTTTGTAGCGTCTTTCATAATCACTACCTCCTGTAATATTTTCTTCATGGAACAATTCCTTATAGAATATATCCATGTTTTTCACCAAGTAATAACTGTCAAAATGTAATAAATGACTTCTGAATGACTGATAAGAAGTGTAGACATCTTCTTTTGACATTAAACCCAAGTCATACTTTTTCTTAAAACTTTTCAGTTTTCTTTTCATGCGGATAATACCGTCTCTTTTCGCCTTACATACAATTTTACCGCTAGGAAGTAAGATGTATTTACCTTTCAAAAACCAAAAACCTTCGTCTAGTGGTACAATGCGTGTTTTCTTCGGATTTAGTTTTATTCCAAGTTCATCACATATCCTTTTAATTTCTGTCAAACAGTATTCAAGATATTCCTTGTCTTTGTGAATCAAATACGTGTCGTCCATATATCTGCCGTAATATCTCACTCGCAAGACTTCTTTACAATAATGGTCTAACTTATTCGGATATGAAATTGCCGAAATTTGCGACACCTGACTTCCAAGACCTAAAGAAATACCGTCTCCGAAAACCGTTACAAAACTTTTGTAAAGTTCAAAGATTCTTTCATCGGTTATATTTTTCCTCTGCATTTCAAAAAGTTTTTCATGCAGGATATTGTCAAAATATTTTGAAAAATCTATAACAAGCGCATAGCCGTTATTGTTTCCGTTTTCCCGGTAAAACCTTGATAAATGACATCGCAAACGATTCATAGCAAAATGAATACCTTTATTTTTGATACTTGCACCGTTGTCGTAAATCAATGAGCGTGTCATAAGCGGCGTAAGAACATTATCACAAAGACATTTCTGTACAACTCTTTCGGAAATATGTACACTTCGGATATGCCGCATTTTGCCGCGCTCGTGTATATTAAACTCAACAAAACCTTTTGAAACGCTCTCGTCTCTTGCAAGTTTTTGTTTTGTTTCCGCAAGATTGCTCATAAGGAATAAATCAAATCTTTGTACGCTTTCTTTCCAGGCGACACCGCGCCTAGATTTTCTGTATGCGGCTTTTAGATTATCTAAATCTAAAACAAGGTTGAAGTCGTTATATTTGCGGATATAATCGTCATGTTTCTTTTTCCGCTCCGCCTCGCGGCGTTCTCTTCTTCCTTTTCTTCGCTCTTCGCTTGTCATTCATTTCCTCTTTGTAAAAAAACAAAAGATGTGCTTGTACGGCTTCGTCATACTCTTCTGTACGGCGTGTGTAATTTCAGCAATAAGCCGCGTAATGTTACCGGGCATGAAACGGAAGATAACTACACAACTTCCGCTATGCAAGAAGCGTCCGCCCGAACATATCAAGCACTTTTTTACCAGCCATTTAAGACTGGAAGAAAAACATCTCCTTTCCAAGTGGGCGGTACGGTATAAAACCTACACTTACGACCGCCTTTGAAAATCCGGGGCAACGCCACCGTTGCTATTGCTGGCATTGTTGTTGTTGCTATTACCGTTGTTGTTGACATTGCAGAAGGTGGTGGAGTTCGAGGCGTTCGGCGTTCCTCTATAGATGTTTTCCTGTAACTTTTTTAACTCTTTATTGCCTCACTCTTTCGCCTTTATTCATAATCTTTGCGCTAATTGCGTTTGTACTCTTGCGCCAACCTTTCAACAACGCGATTTCTTTATCTATCGTTACCGCATACGGCTCAAACTTCAATAAAGATACCGGCAACACATCGGCGCAATAAGTAAGTTTCTGCAAAAGCTGCTCGCAGTTCATAATTGCTCTGTCCTGCAAAATCCGCCTTTCCTCAACCTCGCGCATATTTATAGGATAAATGGAATTAGCCGCTACGATATTATCCATAAGCTGATTTACCGTAACTATTATCGCTTTTCTAAGGTAATCTACTATCCATTCAGGATACCCCTCGATTGTTGTCAGTTCCGTATTATTTTCCAAAACCTCTTTATAGATTTTGTTTCTAATACCGAAATCCCTAAGCAGGAATCTTGTTAAATCTTCCCTCAACTGTCTAGCGACACTGTAAAACTCCAAGCGTGATAGATTTCTTTTACTTTTAACGACCGACATAATTATCTTTATCCCATTTCCTTGTAAAAATTAAATTTGTAACGGCGGCGTAAAGCCGCCTTATTAAAGATACAATTCTGTACCTTAGCAGGTACAGAAAGCCGGGGCAACGCCACCGTAGCTATTGCTGGCAATGTCGCTGTCGCTCGTACCGTCGTTGTTGACATTGCAGGAGGCGGTGGAGCTCGAGGCGTGCGGCGTTGCTTCCCACCACCAAGCTCTTGAACCGTTATATTTCTTACAACGGTAATATGAAGAATCACGATAAATCGGATACTGGATATTTGTATTCCATCCGTTTTGGTCGTCTCCGTAAGTTGCAACTCCAAAAACTTCTACCTCTGTCGGCAGGAAAACTGTATTTCTTACCCATTCGGTAGAACTCTTTTTTGAGATTGCCCTGCTGATTGTATACAGATAATCACTTGAACCAAGTGCGGCACCCAATCCGAGCGCAAACACGCCGTCAAGGTAAGTTTTCATTGTGCTTACACTGTAACCGCTGGCATTTGTATCAGAATTATTCATTGCTTTTTGTAACACAACATTCTTGAAAGTCCAAAGAATATGATTCTTTGTGTTCTCCATAGAACCGCAATGGATGTAGTGATTGAATCCTGAAATCACAATGCGCAAATTCTGATAAGCGGCGTTCCAAGTGTAGGTAGTACCGTCCACGGTCAATGAGGGCAAATCGAGATAGTCGCCAATCATCAACCCGGAAAAATCAGCCTTGCCCTCGCCGTTACATCTTTCGTGCAGAACTTCCATAGCTTCCGCAACCGTTGTAACTCCAAGAACTGTAAGAAGGTTTCTTCCCTCTGTAGAACCTGTGTTTGCGGTTGCTTCGTCAATCTCCTGCTTGCGCGCAACATCTTCTTTGTCTTTCGGGGCTTTCGCTCTAAACCTGCCGTCTTTATCGCGGATTACTGCCTTGTTTGCGATTGCATAAGGTGAAAAGTCGCTCTCAACAAAGTTCAATTCATCAGTTCCAATCTGCTCAAAGTCGCCGTTAAGGTAGAATACCTTGCCTTTGTTTGTAGTTCCGGCTTTTACAAATACAAGTTTGTGCTTAAATGCAGCAGGTACGCTTGTTGTGTAACCTGTGTATCTGTTCCATGCGCCCGACTGAACTTCATAGAATCCGTTTTCTTTTGCGTCTGTCTGGTCTTTCAGGAAGACAAGCTGTCCGATTGATACAGAAACGCCGTCAATAGTCATTTCGCCGCCTGTCGCAATATCAACATTTGCGGTTGAACAAGCAACCGGCAAATCGTCCAAGAGCGAGAATCTTGAAAGAATGTCGTTACTGTACTTGTACAGATTGTTTACATTGTTTGCCAAAGACTGAATCAGGCTTGTTACACTTTCGCTAGATGTAAAATCTACGCCGTGTACGCTCATACTCTGCCCTGTAGGAAGAGAAGACCCCATTACCTGCCCTGAACCTGTACCAAAGTCAATATTTGCAGCCTTAATGACTGCGTTTTTATGACTTCCGTCTTCATTGTGCTGCACAAGGAAAGTATAGAAAATGTTTGCAAGGTATGACGGATTGAAAGTAGCCGCCTTGTTTGTAGTCCAGTCGGTATTTTCTTTGCCGTATTTTCTTGCGTCGATATTCTTGATAAGGTCGCTTGTGATATTGTTTGTACCTGCCGGGATTCTTACCTCTGCAAGTTTTACATATCCTGCGTCTACTGCCGGAGCGGATTCAGAACCGTTTGAACCCTTCTTAACTACTACAGTAAGTTTAATACGCTTCTTTGTATTTACTGTCTGTGTAGTTTTTGTACCTGTAGAAGGGTCGTTGAACTTGCGCGACTGTGAATCGTAGCCCTCTTCTTCTCCCATAACTTCCACAATGTCGATACGGTCAAGGCTACTGTCAGCCTCTTCAAACGATACCGGCTCTGTAGTATCAGTTTCAGCGATACAAACACCTGTACTGTCCTTGTATGCGAAAATCGGCTCAATGGAAACATTCAAGCCGCCCGAACCATAAGGTTTTACCTTGCCGCCGATAACATAATCACCGGCGGAATTAGACAAAACCGCTTTGAGTGCTACCGCTACATTGTCGATTGATGAATCGTAGCCGAAAGTAACATCAGCCGCTTTCATAATCTCATTTTCTGCCGCAATAGCCGTTTTGAAATTTGCCATAATGCAACTCCTTGTTATTGATTAAAAGTTTTAATTGTCCTGTTCTCTAACCAATATTTCAATCGTAGAAATTATTCCTGCCGGTTGAACTATATCCAACAATTCCTGATATATTTCTTCTGCTTCCTTGCCGGTCGCACCGAAAATATACGCGCTATCAAAATATGACATTTTGCTATAGTCCACGCTCTTGAAATCATCACTGTTTACTGGCGACTGCGGCGCAAGTGCCTTCTGTCCGTCCAAATAAGTCATGTTTTCGTAGCCGTCCAACGGCTCTATGTCATTACTTCCCTCTGTTACAATCGGGCTTACATCCTCCTCTAAAGGCGCGTCGTCAAAGTAACCCAAAGAATCGTAATCCGTTTCTCCTGCATCCTCGCCGCCCGATGAGTGATAGCCCATTGTGTCGTAATCGAACGCTACAATGTCGTCGTTTGTTCCCGGCGCAAGGTTTGCCGTTTCATCAGAATAAACACCCTTGAATACCGCAACCAAACTAAATGTAGACGCGCCGGTTTTCTCATTAAGCCGCGCATAGTCCAAAAATGCGTAATAGCCCGGCTCATACAAGAAAATAACCTGCACACTTGAAATATTTACATCAGTAATGAAATAAAAACTTTTATTATCCCAGTCCGATGATTCAAAGTGCATTGAATATTCTGTACTACTCCATGCGCCAAACTCGCCGCCTTTTGGATTCCAGTATCTATTGTTATTGTCCTTAATCTGTACGCGGATATTGCCTTTCAGGAAGAAATGCAGGAAATAACTTGTATCTTTTGAAACGCTTACACTCTGCGCGCAAGTTCCCGACGCATTGAATAAAACGCCGGTCGTTCCCTCAAAGCACGCCTCATGCTCATAGCTGCAATCTGTCAGCGTCCATGCGTTTTTACGCTCAAAATTGCCGTCTTCAAGTAAGTTTTCCTCAAACTTTTCTGTATTATTCACAAGGTAAACATTCTGATTGTTAAAGAAGGTCTTAAAGATATTTAAAATGTTCCACTTGTCGCCCCAAACTTTATCGCCGTTACGGTAAAAAAGAAGTTTGTTGCGCTTTAAGAATGTCGCTTCACTTTCATTCTGTAATTGTGAGATAACAGAAAATACGGCAAGTGTTTTTTGTAACTGTTCGCCTGATTGAGTATAAATACTTTTATTTTCCGTCCACGCTTTCCTTGTCTCTTCCAAGTCCTCGAAAATACTTTCTATCGTGCCGCCGCCTTCTCCGTCAGCAAGCAACGCCTTAAAAGTAGTTCCTGCCTTGTTTACCAGTGTAGGAAAAACGCTTTTAATAAAGTCGCCTATTGAATTAACCGCCATTAGTCTACCTCTGTCAAAGTGATAGAAATAGTTCCGATTCTTGCAATCTGATTTATTGCCGGCTCAACATTTGCAGCCGGTGAAGTAATCGCAACATCACGCACATAATTCAAAGCCATTACCTTTGTAATGATTGAAGACAAAATACAAGCCTCGCCGATTGTAAGAGAGTTCACATAAGCGGTAACAACATTCTGAATCTCTGTCCTTACCTCGTCGGTATCTGTAGAAACAACGCTTACATTCATTTCAATATTTACAGGTACGGCGGTAGGCGTGATAACGCGGATATTTACGCCCGGCGCAAGATGTCCGGAATTCTCTTCTGTGTTATCGCCTTCAATGGCAAGTTTTACCGCTTCAAGTGTTTCATCACTCGCGCCGCCTGAACCGTCGTCTACATAAACACTCATGTTATAAATGTTTTTAAGCAGCGGTTTATGATTCTGAATTGAAACGCTTCTTACGGCGTTCACGCTCAAAGCTGCGCTTTTAATTGCGTATGAGTTTGTTCCTGAAAGTCCGTTGATATATGTTCTAAAACGCTCTTCAAACTCCGCGTCGGTCTCTTCGTCAGTTCCGCCGGTAAATGCGCTTGAATTGGTAACGCTTACAACATCAGCCGGTACAATACTATCAATCGCGCTTATTACACCTGCGGCGATGTTATAATCACTTCCTGCGCCGTCCGACACAACCGTTACCGGCTCACTATTAAGAGAATCCGCCGGAATAATACCGGCTTCCGTTGTGGTAAATGTATAGCCGCCGCCGCTTACAACCGTACCTTTTGGAATAATCGACTGGCTGCCTAAAGCATTAGCGCGACTGAATACAACCGTACCGCTTGCGTAAAAACCTTCTTTTTTCGTGAACTTAAAAGGCGAATAAGGAAGGATTGCAAGCATTTCATTGTAACCCTGTCTTATTGCTACATACGCCCTTTCCGCAATTCTTGCGACGGTATCAAGGATAGTGTGAATAATACTTCCCTCGTTAAAGTCCGTGATTTTATCCTGTTTCGCTATCATGTTAGCAGTCGCGCCTTCCATGATTTCATTGTAACGCCTGATTTTTGCCATAATTTTAAATATCCCCCTTGTACATTCCTGTATCACCGTTTATGTCTGTGTAAACGACTTCAAGTTTCAGCTTGTCGCCGTCGCCCTCGAATGTCAGTTCGTTTACTTCTGATATTCTAGGGTCTGCCTGAATTGTCTGCTCTATAGAACCGCTTAAATAAGATTCAACCGCTACTGGGTCGCCTATCGTTGTACGGATTCCATAAGCCGACAATCTAATTCTTTTATTGCTTGCCGTTGTAAGTCTCAACGCTATCGCCTGTGTTAAGTTGTCGCGTCCGTCTACCGTCTTTATGTCGCCGCCGGAAATATCAAAATCGCCGTCATCGTCAATCTTGATGTCAATTCCGTAGTTTTCCTGCTTTTCCGGCTCTGCATAAATCTTGTTATTTGTATTACTTGTGTCTTCTGAAAGAACCGGGATTTTAATTTTAGTTCCGGCTTCAAGTTCGCTTTCGTTCGCAACACCGTTAAAGTACGCTATTACAGTTCCGTAGTCCGGGCTTCCTAAAAGCGTAGCTGCCAAATTGTCAAAAGTATCTGAACTTTTCCAAGTATGATATTTGAAGTCGTAAACCGTTACGGTCGCGTCGTTTCCGTCAGAATCGACATATACAACCGCCGTCGCGTTTGTCTGTTTTTCTTTTGACAAGGCGACGACAATACAAGCGTTTTCTTCAAGCTGCGATACATAGTCGGTCAATATGTCTTCTTTATCGTTATCTGTCATTATTCACCCCCAAACCACAAAGCATAGAGAGTTATGTCTTCTGTAATCGGTGTAGAGAAGTCAAACTCTTCATACTGATATTCAGTTGTCATGATAGGCTCGTCGTTTTCGTCGGTCTCACCTGTAGGCACTTCAACCTCTGTTCGTGTACGCCACATTTCAAAACTGTAGCCTTCTTTAACTGGAATCTCCGGGAATATCGCTTTATTGCCATATCCTACATTCTGTGTTTCTACCGCACTGCCGCCGTCAGAATCAAAAGTTACATCGCAAATTGTTTCAGTCCATTTTGCATAAAGAGTGATATTTGCATTAACCAGCGTAGTGTTAAATCTGAACTCGTTCGTTCCTGCTGCGTCCGTTGCCCAGTAAACAAAGTCATAACCTTCTTTTGTCGGGTCTGTAGCCGGTTTTGTCGCATATCCGCCGATAACAACGCGCTGCGATTCAACGGCACTACCGCCCTGCGAATTGAAAGTAACAGTATTTGAAATCTGAACCCAACAAGCATAAAGCGTGATGTCGTTTGTAACCGGCGTTGAAAAGTCGTAAACATTCTGCAATTCAGAATCAGTACACCAGTACGCAAAAGTGTAATTCTCTTTTGTCGGTGTTTTCGGATATACCGCAAGTCCGCCGGTCGTTACTGTCTGTGTATCTACAACGCTTCCGCCGTTTGAGTTGAAAACGATGTTATAAGTTTTCATCCAACTTGCATAAAGCGTAAAATTGCTATTTACCGTAGAAGTCCAGTCGTATTCATGAGTGCAAGCATAATCCGTGTACCATTTGTCAAAAGCGTAACCGCTTCTTGTCGGCGGTGTCGGTGGTGTCGCAACTGTTCCAACTTCCACTTTTTTAGGCGTTACCTGCGAACCGTTGCGGCTATTGAATGTAATAGTCGCCGTCGCAAGATTCCATTTTGCATAAAGAGTAAGGTTTGATGTTACTTCCTGCGAAAAGTTATATTCTGTAGTCAGCGCGGAATCTGAACACCAACAAGCGAAAGCATAATCGTCTCTTGCAGGGGCTGCCGGTTTAGTAACGGTCTTTGAATATTCCACTTTTTGACTTGAAACATTTGTACCGCCGTTTGAATTGAAAGTAACGGTAAAATTAGAAGTCTGCTGAATCTTTCCTTTTTGCGCCGTGTCCGAATTATCTTTTGCAAGTCCGCCGAAAGTAGTACAAGTGTGCAGAAAGTTTTTTGTAGTATTGTAAAAACTGTTTGAATCGCCGCCCATAATACGGCTTACTAAATCAAGTCCGCTACCGACATTTAATGCTACAAGGCTGCCAGAAATATCCCGGTTTTTTACCATTTCCGCCGCAAGTTTTACCCTTGCGCAATAGTCCGCAACTTCTGACGCTGCTGCCGTCGCCGCTTCCGTAATGCTCATAACGGTAGAAATACCGTCCATTACATCTTGTACGGAGTTTATTGCGTTTGATACATCGCCGAAAAGTCCTGCTGCCTTCTTTTCGTCGTCCTCAACGCCTATCATTTCAAGAGTATAATTGTATGTCTTCGGTTTGCTCTTATCGCGCTTGATTTTCAGGTCTTTAATAAAAACGCGCCAATAGTTACGGCTTGCAACGCCTGTCGCAAGCTGCAAAACGCTCATTTTTGAAAGGTCATACAGATAAACTTTTCTGTTACTTCCTACATCGCTTTTTGTCTTCCTGAAAAATCCTGTTGATACTTTACCGTCCGACCAGTTTTTAATAATCTTCTGCAATTCAAAGATTTCTTTAGTTCCAGTCAGGTATAAAGGCACTTTTTTAAGTCCGCGATAAATCAGCTTCTTTTCTTCGTTTACGGTCGTACCGCTTAAAGTAATTCTGTAAGAATCGTTTCCGTAATCATCAAATACAGAACCGCCGAAAGTCTTAGTTTCGGTTACACGCTGCGGAAATTGTAACTCTTCACTCTCCGGCGGTACGGAAAAAGTAAAACACTCTTTCAGGTCGTCGCCTTCAAGAAATTCAAGCATATACGCCTTGCGCCACTGTAAAAGACTTATTGAACCCATTGCACACCCCACTATTAAGACATAGAACCTGCGCCAATGCTTCCGGCAAGGTTTGCTTGTCCTTGTGTCGCAATAACCCCGGCTTTTAAATACGCCGTTATTACTGTAGCCATTTGTCCGGCTAAATATTCATCGCCGCCGCTTGTCATAGTTGCCATTGCATTAAAGGCGGCTAAAAATCCACTCTGCAAAGTTGCCATAACGCCGGTAAAAGTTCCCTTTTTCGTTCCTGCCGTCGTGAACGGTGTACCACTCGGCGGCGTTACCGTTCCTTTTACCGTTGTATTTACAGTTCCGGCAATCATCATTGAATCAATACCGCTTGCAAGCTGCGCCGCTAAATAAGCGTCTCCGCCTGTAACCATACTTGCCATAGCCTTACAAGCTGCATAAACAATGTTTTCGCAAATACTCGAATCTACGGTAATAGAACCATTTCCCGAACCAACAAACGCGCCTTGTGAAATAGTTCCGGCGTCGCTTGTTGAAATGCTTCCTGATTCTGCATAATCAGCAACTTTCGCGCTCACTTCGCGCGCAAAATATCTGTCGTCGCCGTCGGTCATATTGCGAAAAATTGAGAGAAGGTCATTTTTAAGTTTGCTCTGATTCAAACTCATTTAAACACCTGCCCCCATTTTGTTTTTATTGCCGTAATCTTTGCGATAAAAGAAGGCATAAACATATGTGTTGCCGGGCTTCCGTATGTAACCGGCGACGAATCCGATAAAGCATCCAGTAAATCACTTATCATCGCTCCTAGCGTTGCCACACTGTTACCGACTTCAAGTTTGCCGGTCTTTGAAGACTTCAAGGAAACATCGCCCTCGGTCTCATAAGTAAAGCCTTCTTTGTCTTTCAGCGTGATTTTCTTGTCAGTCTCAATATTCACGCCGTTACTTTTATCAACGGTAATCGTTGTACCGTGAATTGTAATAGTCGCCTTTTCGTCGCCCTCGCTCTCTTGGTCAATCTCAATCTTGATTGTAGGGTCTGAATCTGTCTTGTTTTCAAACTTCTTTGTACCTGTGCGGTAATCAACGGTCTTTTTCCAACCGCTATTTTCTACCTGCTCAAAAGTGTTTGCAGCGTCTTCACCTTCCTGCTTAAAATCCGCGTGTACTGCTTCCTGTCTTGTGAATCCTGAACACAAAACAAACGCGCTCGAATACTCGCCTGTAGGCATGAGGCAGAAAACATAAGTATCAACCGGCGGTAAATGTCGCTCGCCTGTCAGGTGCTTACCATCCACAACCGTTACCCATTCTTTACTTGCAATGCGAACGCCGGAAAGTTCAAAGCCTAAATTAGTGCGAACATGAACCGTACAGTCTTCCGGGTGTACTTCCGTAACAACGCCCCAAAAACCCATTTGATAGTCATAAGGTGAAGAATTCTTGAACGGATTTTGAGAAGGCGCGTTTTTCTTTTTCTGTAAACTTATATTCAAAGCCATAAACTACCTTCTTATTGTCAAAAGATTCTTATTAGAATCCTGTCCTTTCTGCAAAAGCGACACTAAAGATGTAAGATTTTCAATCTTGCCGCTAAACTTGCCGCTTACATACTTACCGCCGCGGCTTACTGAAAGATTCACCTCGCCGCCCTGTCCGTAGTTCCATGAGTGAGTAACGCCCTCAACATAAAACTCACCTTCCAAAAACTTTACGACTTCGCCCGGTTGAATCTTGTTTGTAGCGTTATCGCCGTCAAAAACCATAGAGAGAGTAACCGAACCTTTAAGCATATTAGGAAGATTCTCATACCATTCTTTAAGTTTCTCGCTCATTTCTGCCATACTGCTAGGCGTGTCGCTATCCTGTTCGCCGTCTTTAGTTCCATAACCGATAAAATGCGCTATCATCGGTCTATAACCGTAGGTCTTAAACGTCTCTGTATCTTTGAGAACTTCATCAACACCGGCTTTATCAATAGTCGTACTAATCATTAAAGACTTTTGCTCGTCCACTGGATAACCGTTCAAATAAGCATAAAACGCGGTATAAACTTCATTGTCCGATTCTGTCAAATCAAAAGACTGTAAAACGGTAGCCGGAATCGGTGTAGCATTTAAGCCGCTCCAATTACTTGAAGAAAACGGCACAAGCCGCATTTTGATTTTCATTTTGCCGTCAGTTCCCATGTATGCAAACTTTTCATAGCATGGACTGGGAATGATTTCATCAATCAGGCTAAAAAAATCCTGTGTAGTCTGTCCTTTGAAAATGCAACCCAACGGATAATGGAATTTTGAATCATCTACATCAAACAAGCTGTCAATACTTCCGGCAAAACGTTCAATATATTCTTTGATTTTTGGTGTTCCTATCTGTTGTGAGATTTCATAGAAACAATCCCAAACCATTTTGACAATTTTCTTTACTTCTTTTTCTTTCTCTCCGTTGATAGTGAGTTTTTTTATCAATTCTGCCTGTGTGCGCAATTCCTTAGTCATTGCGCAAGCTGCGACATCAAGATTTATATAGAACTGGCTCACAAGCCCGGTTATCGCCGTACCTGTTATTGATATTCTGCGATGTCCGCCGCTATCGTTTGTCTGCGCAACATATTTCTTGCTTCTGATAATTCCACAAAATACCGGCTTTTCTGATGATGTTCCGTTGCCTTCGTAAATCTCAACAATCTGCAATTTCTCAAAATCGTCAAAAAGTGAGAAGGTGTTACCCTTGCCGTCGTTATAATCAGGATAAAAAGTAGCGGAAAAACTTCCTGAAATATCATTGATTGAAAGTGTAAAAGAGTATGAAAGAAGGTTTGTATTTTTACCTGCGACAAATTCAAGTTCCGCGCCACTGTTTTTAGATTTAACAGTTTTCCCGGTTTCAGGGTCTTTGATGATGATTTTAGGGCAAGGTCTTTGATAAATTATTTGTCTTGCGTTCATTCAGTTTACACCCTCTTAAAACAAAAAAAGCAACCAAAACACCTGGAAACTGCGCCCCGATGTTCCAAGCTGCCTTTATGAAAGTGCAAACTTCTATTCTCGATTACGATTTAATAAAGTTGTAATTCTTATTTACATATTACACCAAAACCCCCTCGCGGTCAATTATTCAGATTTAATAGTAATATCTCCGAACAATTCTTTAAGCATAGACCTTAAAGCTGCAAGATAAGAATCTGTATTACCACTTTCATAAGCTGCTTTTAAATTCTTATCCCTTTGCATTTTTCTAATTGCGTCGTCTACTTCGCCCTCGTCTACAATACCGTCCGCCTTATGTCCGCCAGTACCGAATAAGCCGCCTTTTTTATATCCTAAAGCTGCATACTTTCCGATTTCTTCAATGGCTAGTTTATCGAGTTCATCATTTCCTGTGCCTTCTGAATAAAGGTTAGCGAAAACGCTATTATCATTTATTTTATATCCTCGTAGGTTTGCAAAAGACAAGCCTTTAGAACCTGTTATATAACTCTTTACCGCCCCGGAATAATCTCCAAGATTTGATGATTCTTCCGCAACAAGTTCTGCTACAAGGTTTTGTCCTAAAGGCGTCTCTAAAGCTTCAGGATTTATTGATGAATCTAAAGCAATATTTTCTGCGACTTTTATAGCGTTTTCTTCCGAACTGGCTACCGATAGTGCTTTTTTCATAATATTTGTACCGTCGCCGTCGTCCGCTTCTTTAGGAGTATTCTTTTTGTTTTCTGCAATATCGTCAAGTTTCCTTAAATTCTGCCAAAATGACGATTTAGAATCAAGAACTTCACTCGTTGCTATTCTGTTTATATCATCCTGCCACTTTGTCTCTTCGCTCTGATAATTGCGGTCTTTCTGCATTTTTGCTACTTCGTTCGCAAAATCCTGTTCCGTATAACCGCCTGTGCCGATTTTATCAGCCATTGCAGCGACATCAACCGCACCGTTGTAATTCAGTTTGAAGATGTCCTTAAAACGCTCAACTCTTGCAGCATAATTTCCGCCCTCAAGGTCTTTTACGCTCTTTGCAATCGCTGCGAACATTTCAGGATTATTTCCTTGTTCCATAAGCAGCATTTCGTCAATGTATGTTCCGCTTGCCCTATTTCCTAAATACTTCTCTTTATTGCCTTTTACATTCAATACATCTCTTGCCGCACCTGCTACAATAACATCGCTTACGCTCTGCAAAGCCGTTGCGCTTGAAATACCGCTATTCATTTGCGCAAGTCGTTTCGCGCCCTGCTCACCCTGCCACAATGGACTATTGTCGCTTAACCGTGAGAACATTACGAATGTTTTAGAGACATCTTCCGCGCTCTTTACATAACCGTTTGCGATTCCGTCCTCAATAACGCTCTGCAAAGACTGTAAAAACTCTTCATTCTGCGCTTTTGTAAGTCCTGCCGCCTGTCTCGCCTGACTTGCATAGCCTAAAACATCGCTATTGTCGCCGTAACGCCTTGCAGTTCCTAAGAAATTCTGAATAACTCCGGCATCCGTTCCCGTCGCTTGCGCCCACATAGCAATATCTCTTGCCTGTGTCATAGCGTCCGACTGTGTGCCTCCGAACTTTGATTGTCTTGTAGCAAGGCTTAAAAACTCTTCCGTTGAAAGTCCTGTAGCGTTTGCCTTATCTGTAGCGTCTTTTAAAATAGCGTCGGTCTTATTGCTATTCTCTAGCCATGTACCGCCGTCCGAAAACCTTTTATTGAGTGCATTAGTTCCGGCAAGTGTTTTTCTGTACGCTTCACCCTCTGCAATATCGGCTCTTGCGTCTCCTGCCCAGTATTTCGCAAGCGCGCCGCCGATTTCTGCAATTCCGCCGGCAGCCATTAAGCCCCAACCGACCGGCGTTGCACCAAGCATTAAACCTGTACCAAGCAAACTACCGCCGATTCCCTGCGCAATTCCTGCGCCGCTCTCTACCGCTGCGACATCAGCACCCAAATAGTCGCCGTTTGCCATAGCGATACGATGATTAAAACCGATTCCGGCAATCTGATTAGCGTAACTCAAACCTTGTGTAAGGTATCTTGAAACGCCGTACTTTTTAATCATATCCATTACAGAACTATCGCTTTTATCGGCGGTTTCAAGGCGTTTTTTCTCCGCTTCAAGCTGCCTTTTTTCCTGCTCCGCATTGTTCAATGCAGCGGAAAGATTAAAAGATTCTTTCGACTGTCCTTTTTCGGTTGATTCTTTCAACTGGTCTGTAAGAGTAGTAATAACGCGCGTAATTGTTTCAAGTCTTATATCAAGCTGCCGCGCATTGTTGTATTGTGTCGTATTTTGCAGGTTTGAACCGTTGCCGCCATTATTGCCGCCGACGACTGAAAAGCCCGGATTCTGCATAAAGGCAATATCCTGCGTAATCTTTGCAGCCTCGCCCCAGTTTCCGGCGTCCTGCGCTGCTTTAAGTTTTCTCTGCAATTCCTCAATAGAGTTTCCGAGCGCGCCTATATTTCTCTGCGCGTCCGATGTATCGGCGTTCAATCTCAATGCAACCATAAATTACTACTCCCAAAGCATTAAAAAAGAAACAGTCCGCTTCCAGTCCATTAACAGACTAAAAACAGACTGTTTTCTTTCCGCTACTTCATATTCAAAATATCCTCGTCCGTATATCCCAAGTCTTTCAACTCGTCGTCGTGGATTTCTTTTTCCTTTTCCATTTCGTCCTTTAAGTAACCGTTCAAAATACTTTCTTCCGTGAAGGTATTTGCGAACCTAAAGAACAATTCTATAAAGTCGTCGTCAATGTCATTTAACTTTACCGGCAACTCCCGAAAATATACCATTGTCCACAGTTTCCGAAATGTCCTCTTCGACAACAGTTCTTTTATCGGTCTTTTCTTCATTTCCTCTAAAGTTACTCTGCACTTTAAGACGAAAAGACCATGCCTTAACATACACTTCATCAATGAAGTCTGTATCAGGCATATCCCCCCAACTGAATGATTTATTTTTTTCTTTGATATTGTTAAACCAGTTTTCGCCGGATTCAATTACTACATCAAGATAGGCTACTTTCTGCATAGCAAAGTTTGCCATATCGTCAAAGCTGCTTGCCGGAAGTCCGCCGCGCATTGCAGCAATTTTTCTGTCAATAAACATCAAGTCTTTCTGCTTCGGAAATTTCACTACAAACTTTCCGCGTGATGTTTCAATAGTCTCTTTTACTGTTTTTCCGTTCAAAAGTGCATAGAAAATATCTTCCTGCTTTTCGTCGTCAAATACTTCTGCCTGTTTAATTTCTTCGGTAATTTCCATTTCTTCACCTCTCATATAAGAATTGTTTTTCAAAAAGTTCTCAAAATTGCCCTATAACCGCCTAAAATAGGCTCTAGGAGCGTCCTTTATAGCAAGTTCGATAATTTAATCAAACTTGCCAAAAGAAGCCCTAGAATAGCCCATTTTTAAGCCCTTTATTATTTATTGTAAAGGTCGCTATTTGGATAATCAGAACCGTTAAAGAATCCGATTGATTCAAAAGAACAGTTTGCAATCATATAGCCCTTGCCACTTGAACGCTCTGAATAAGAGTTCAGGATAGCCCAAGTTGTAGAGGCGATAACTGCCTTTGCCTTCTTGTCGTAAAGTTCAAGATACGGAATCTTAGCCGTTTTCTCTTCCTCGACGATTGTATCAATGTTCGGATTGAGTTCCTTAATACAAGCCGCGTCGTTAAGACTGAATCCTTTAGCCGGTACGAATCCGCTGAATGTAGTGCTTACGCTTACACCAGTGATGTCGATAGCTACCGGCAAAAACTCGCCCAATACTTCGGCTTTCTGTGTTTGGAACTGCGCGCGCATTTCAAAGTCCTGTACAAGACCAATAGGTTTTGCACTTGCGGCGTCTGCACCTGCGCGTACGATACAGTTCTTGCCCTGCACAAGGGAATCGCCCTGCAAATTGTAATCTGCCATATTTTACCCCCTTACACTTCTACGGTCGAACTGTAGACCTTGTTTGTCGCGGTAATAAATACAAAGTTGTTTGGAGCGCGGATATATCTGTCAAATGTCAAATAAATCTTGTCGCCGTCAAAACGTACTTTTGCATTTTCGTAAAGGTTTGCGCCATTCTTTGTGATAAGAGAATCCGCATACCATTCTTTAGACTTGTTTTCCAAAGTCTGAATGATTGAACTTTCAGAAGGCTCGTCGTTTGTACCGATACGGCGATTAAACGCCTTGCGCAAGTCTCTATCCATGTAAAGAACGGAACGAATCATAGAACGCTCGTTCAGGACAAGAGAATCGCCCTGATAAGTTGTGATACAACGAATACAAACAAGTTCGCCGTCGTCATTCTCGCCGAATGTTACAACGCCGCCGGCAATCATTTTGTTAAGTTCGCTCTCTTTGTACTTTGTGCCAAAAGAACTAACCTTGATTGTCTTGTTTGTAAGCGGATTGCTTACACCGATTGCACTTTCAATACCTGCGCATTTACAAGCCAAAAGTGCAGGAGTGATTTCTTCACTTGCACCTGTAAGCGGATTGTTTGCAACTGCGCTTGTACAAACGAGTGAAACAAGTTCGCTATTATAAGTTTTAGCCTGTGTAATGGCGTTATCAATGCTTGTACCTTTTGGAGTACCAATCCAACAAGTACGCTCTTTTTTCTTGCTTACTGTAGACATACTTACACAATGGTCTACGATAAGTGAGCAAATATCGCTATCGGTTTCAGGTGTCGCGATAATCTGAATATCTTCTTTTTCAAGAAGATTGATTGCGGTTTCCCAATCCGATGTTGTAGCCGTACCTGCGCTTGCGCCTGAAAAATACTCATATCCTTCGTCATTGTCCGGGATAAGACGGCTAGCACCTGTAAGAGTAACATTACCCTCGCCGATGTACTGAACACTTTCCAGTGCTTCGATAAGTGCCTGTAAATCACTGTTGAAAGTTGCAGCGGTGTCAAGAACACTTACGCCTGATACATGGTCAAGCTGCTTTGTTGGTGTGTTTGGTGTGGTATCAATCAATGTTGCGCTATAAACGCCCGAATCATTGATTTTTGCTACCAGTTCGTCAAGAATTTCGCACTCTTCCCATGTGATAGAAAGATTGTCTGCGGTAACATCTGTAGTAAGTGTCAAGCCTGTAGCGTTGATTGTACAAGCCGCGCTTGCACCTTCACCCAAGTAAAGAATTGAGAATGATTTTTTTGTGATGTTGTCGATTTCAACTTCACTGCCCTTGTAGTTTACAAGAACTTTTTTTCCTGTAGTTCCTGCTTTAAGCCACATTTTCAACTGATTCATGTGTGCGCCATAATCGGCACTTTTCAAAGTAAGAACTGATGTGCTGCCGTTTTTGAGTGTACGGCTAGACTGTGTACCTGCATTAACGCGCATACAGTAAACCTGCTGCGGAACATAGGTATTTGAGCCATTGAAAGCCTGTGCGACTGCTTCAAGAAGTGTACCGCTAACAAGAAGGTCTTTAGCCTCTGCCTTGTCCGATACGGCGTGAAGTGTCAAAGGTTTTCCGCCCATTGATGTACCGATGATACAAAGGTTTCCACTGGAAACGCCTGTACCTGCGCCTACTGTATTACGACGAGAATATGTTCCCGGAATGTAATGACTTGAAGACTGTCCGGCACTGTTGAATTTTGCTGCTGAAACGCCCATATTTCAACCCCCTTAAATTGACCCAACTTTGCGGTTACGAACCCATTCGTAAAGTTCGTCCCACTCTTCCAAAGTGTGAACCTCGCTCTTGTAACGGTTTTTCATTACTGCCGTCCAACTGCGCGAAAGTTCACGAACCTGACAATACCGTACAACGCCCATTCTTTTAGGAGTTGCAGCGGCTACCGTTGCCGTAGATGTAGATACAGAAGTAACTTCCTCTGCAACTTCCTCTACGGATTCCGACAAAGTGCTTTTACTTGCCATAATTGTTTGCCTCCGTGATTATTTCTTTGCTTACATCTGTAAGTTCTGTGTTCAACACAATTTGCTCGACGCAATAATTCACATCAAGCGAAATGTGCGCGCCGCTCAATGCGACATCAAAATCAAAGTTGTAGTTGTTGCTTCTGTGTCCTACAATCGTATTGTCAAAAATCGCAATATCAAAAAAACTGTATCTTGCTTCCAAAAGATGTGTAAGATTGCCGGTGATAAAAAGTCTTAACTGCTCGTAAATCTCATTTTTAAGCTGCACATTTTCCGCCCATACCTCAAAGCCTAAAGTATCTTTGCGGCGGATTCTCATAGAATAACCGTAACAATAATTCTGTTTTTTGATTGTCGCTTTAATCGCGTCCAGTGTTTCATCATCAACTACCGTACAAAGCCCCGGAATTTCTCTTGTTTTCTGAACGCCCTTTTTATTTATGTATGTTTCTGTCGTTTTTGTGATTGCTTCAAGGTCGCTTTCTGTAATTCCTATACCGTCGGTTTGTGTAATAGCCAGTTCGTCAAACTCATACGGTTTTCGGTCTTCCTGTGTAGTGATTACGACACAAGGAAATGAATCGCTCGCGTTTTGTCCTTCATGCAGATATAACTCCGCAAATGGGTGTTCGGTCGTTACTGATATGTGGAAGTTTTTATATTTATTATCCAAATGCAGCGTGTCAAAATATTCTCTTACAAGCGCAACAAGAGCCTGTTCTAAGATTATTCCACGGTTTAAATAACACAACATTTTTCGTCCGCACCTCGAATGAAATAAAAAAAAGACAACGCAAAACACGGTCTTTCCGCGCCTACGCTGCCTTTCCATAAGTGCAAACGATATGACAAAATAATTATCTTAAAATAATATTATTCCCTTATAGAATACTTGCAAAACCCTCTGTTGTCAATGCAACAACTATATACCCAAGTCCTGTTCAAGTCCTGCCTCTAAGATGTCCTCGACATTCTGCCTTGTAGTCTTCTCAACTGCACTTACAACATCGTTTGCAGGTACTTCTTTTCTTACCCACGCGCTTTCAGGAGACTTTGCCGAAATAATGCGGAATGTAAAATAAGTGCTGCCGGTATTACTGCGCATTTTTACCATACCGTTAGCGTTTCCGGCGTCCTCGTCCTTTATCCTGTCGCCCCAGTCGTACTCTGCGCGTTCTATGTTTTCGCCCTTAAAGTTTGCTTCCGGGTGTGTGTTTTCCGTTGTTTCCGACTTTCTGAACTTCCGAGACTGTAATATTTTGTAGACTTCCAAAGGAATTGTATTGCCAAAATGCGCCCTTGCGCTGCCGTCCTTGTTCGGTGTACCCCAACGGAAAGGAATAATAAGATATGGCACGCCCTTATTTTTGCCGCTCTGTGTTACGCGGCTTTTCTTTCCGTATGGATATTTAGTCTTCATATCAAATTCAGGGCTTCCGTTCTGAATCCGCTCCATATAGCGCGAATCGGTCTCAATGCTCATGTCAAAATCATTTATTTTTCTGATATGAATACTGGAAGCAAGCCGGGAATTAGGATTTTTAATATCCGCCGCGCCGATTAAACTACCGCCCATAGCCCAATTCTGCCATGATTTTTGAATCAGTTTTGCAGCCATATTAAAGGCGCGTGAAGTTCCCGGCATAACCTTTGCACCTGCTCCGCCTGAAAGCCCTGCAAGGTTTTCTTTTAATTGAGAAATTAAATCGTTGTTCAAGTCTACGCTAATTCTAATCATTTACGTCTCTGAAAACTCTGATTTTCCGCCGATAATTTTTATATGCGTACAGATACATATTATACAAAATGGAAAACCGAACATCGCTATTATTGTGATTCCTGCGGCGCAAAAGTTGATGGCTCCGCCCCTGCCGAGTTTCTCCTGCCACAAGAGTATTACGAAAAGAACCTTTGCCCATTCTGCAAGCATGAACTTACAAAGAAAAAAACTAATCAAGCGGAAAATCCTGTTGAATAATCATGTGCATAAAAAGTTTAGGCTTATCATCTTCCGCGCTTATAACTTCCGGCTCGTAAATCCTTACGAGTTCATAGCCTTTTTCTTCCAAGATTTTTGCGATTTTATCTCCTTCATCTTTCGCCGCCTTGCGGAATTTCATGTAATTGTCAAAGTCTGCCTTTGTCATTTTGCTACCCCCATATCTGCAAAAAGTGTTTTTTTATTTCTTCTACTCGTACTAAGCAGGATTTTTTGATTCCATTATCAATTTTGCTTAACAACACTTTATAAATCGCTTTAGAAAGTTTTTGAGCCTTTTCTCCATTTGTTAGATAATCGCTCACTCCTTCTGCAATACATTCAGCGTCGCTAGTCATTGCATAGCGTGAAATATCCCACATTTCTGAAAGTGAAGGATATTTTTCTAATTCGTTTTCTGTTGGATATTGAGAACGCTTTGCTCTTCTTTTATCACCAATTCCCAAAGATTTTAATGCTTCATCAATTATCAATTTATTTACTTTATTACAACTTTCTTCATGGTATTTGATTCTTACATGACTTTCAGCAATTTCATACTTCCTACGAACACTTACAATTTCTGTTTTATCGCCTTCCTTTTTGAAGTTTTCAAAAGTTCCGTATTTTTCCCTGTAGTTTTGTGCTTTATTTTCTTTTGAATTGTAAAACCAATATTCAAATGCCTTGTCAAAAGGTTTTATACCGAACTTCTCACCGTATGCCTTAAAAAGCATTTCACTAATTGCGTGTCCTGCTTCGTGCCGTGTAACAGCTTCGATGCTCCTACCCCTTGTAAAAGGTCTTTTTGTATCACCTATATCTTTCTTTATCTGCTCTATATTTCCAATACATAAAGAATACTCTCCAGTTGAAGATGAATTATAGAGACCTGCCCATTTAGCTCCGGGTTTAGAATACTGAATTCTTTGTATAAACTTTGGCAAATCGGGAAAATCTTCCGTCATTTTTTCAATTTCAACAAAACTTTTTAGACATTGCTCAAACGGAACTTCTCCATGTCTTACGACAATATCGAGATTATATTTATCTTTTGCGTAATTTTTCAGTTCAGAAATGTTTTTACAGACATCTTTTGCATATTTCTGCTCTTTCTGTTTGGTTGAAGATTGACCTTCATCTTGTTGCCTATTGTAAAATTTTTCTTTTTCATTGACATTGTTGTAATCTTGCGCTATATTATTTTTAGGAGCGTCCGTATTTGGTGGGTAACCGCCGCTACTTCCTTTCGGAAGATTGACGCTCTTTTTTATTTCTCCGAGATTGTGAACTGAAAGATAAAAATATTTTCCCTTCTTTTTCTTTTTAATAATCAATCGTATTGCGGTTTCTTTTCCGTCAATATCTGCCTTCCCCATAACAACAAAGGCAATTTTCTTTGTAACTACATCTTGATATACACTTCCTTTTACGCCGGTATTTTCTAAAATATCACGAACGAAAGGTAGGCATTTTGCTCTTCTTTCAAGCTCTTCGACATCTCTTTTTTTTCTGCCATTATAAAAGAAGTGCTTTATACTATCGCCGTCAAAGCGGATTCTAATTTTATCGAATAATGGAGAGTTTACAGGGCTTGTATTCCATGATTCAAGCATAGATTTTAAATAATCGGTTGTTGTATTTTCAAGGTCTGAAAAATCAATCTTACAATCTTTATCAGGTGTAGCGTTTTTCGCTTTTTCCGCAATTTTGCGATAATCGGATTTTTCAAACTTTCCGTATTTGAATCCGTATAGAGGCTCGCTTTCACTCTTGATTTTATCACCTTTTAATTGATATTTCCTTGCGTCCACTTCCTTTTTAAGTTCCAGTACAATATCAAGCGGCTTTCCGTTTTCATCAGAAAATCTGTGAGTATTATTCATTACGATTTCAAAAAGTTCGTCTACACTCTGCGCTTTTCTTACCCTGCCTTTAAGCCGGGCAATAGATATTTCAGTATGTTTGTCGTGAGTATCATAGATGCTTACCCACTTTTTATTAGGCATTTTCTTGTATTTCTTGCCGTTCCATGTACGAACTTCACCAACTACGCCGACTTTACCGCCCTTTGCCATATATAAAGGGTCTGTCATGCTCTTGTAAAGTTCCTGAACGATAAAAGACTTGCTTACTTCTTCGCCGCTCTCTTCTTTTTCCTTCTTATCCAGTATTTTAAGAAGTTCGCTCTTGAAGTATTCAAGTTTACGGTCTTCCACCGATTTTTTGAGAATCCCAATATCTGATTTTCTTATTCCAAGTTTCTTTTTATTGCACATTACATAACTTGTCATTTCTTGTTTACCCCTCGTTTTTCGCCGTATGTATCGTAAAGTTTAATAACGGCTTTTTTCGGCATACGCTGATTTTCACTCGTTCTAATCTGCGGAATCGACTTAACAACTTTGTATGTCGGGAATACCTTATAAGTCAAAGAATAACCTTCGCCGTCGTCCGGGCAATCATCGCAAAGCCATTTAAGATAGTTTGCGCCGCACAAGATAAAATCCGTACCCTGCACATATTCCCGGCCTTTTCCTATGCAGCTTACAATTTCATCAACGAAATACGCCGGAATAACATCATAATCAGCGTCTTTTTTGCTCACTACGCTTTTTTGTGTATAAGTTCCGCTCAATACTGTTATGACATCATCAAGCGCGACATCATAAGCGTATGGGAATGTAAGAACGCCGTCGCCGTTGTTTTCCTGCATTATCTGCGCGTCCGATTTATTAAGATTCTGATTCAGGATAACAAAAGTAAACGGCGGTATGTACTGCACATTCTTTATATAAAGTGTTTCCGGCGGCTCAATTTCTGTTATTTCGCCGGTCTCTTCGTCTTCAACTTCACGCGGTTTTACAAAAATACAATCCTGTCTTATTTCGCCGATTTCGTAAGTATTGCCGTCAATATCTTTTACTTCCTCGACGCTTTCAATATCACCCGGCGCGGTATGGAATAAGCCTTCTGTCTTCATTCTTGAACTACGCAAGCCCATTACCCTGTAATATCCGCTACCAACACTTACCGCCGTTGTAGTCTCTACGGTCTGCAAAATATCCTGCTCCATAACGGCGGTAACATAAACACCTTTTACCGGCAATAAAGGCGTATTAAGCATTACGAAAGAACCAACCTTTGTCGCGTTTTCGTAAACTCTGCCGGAATTGTCATAACATTTTGTCAATGGGCAATCTACAAACTCCGCGTCAAGTTCAATCATTCCTGAACTATCGCGAATCATTACAGTTTGTGAGACTACCGCTTTTTTCTGATAACCAAAAATAACACCAAGTCCGCCGCATTTTTTACAATGAATATCCGGCTGCATAGAGTTTTCTTTGACACAAGGGCATTTTGTAGCGACGCGCCACCTTACCCACTGTCCGTGTCTTTGAATGAGTGCCTCATAATTTTCTTTACCAAGTTCAAGTTGAACCGGGCTGTCCTTGCCAAGCCCCTGTCCCATTTGTCAGCCTCTATATAATTTTTGGAAGATAATTTTCACAATGCTAAATTGAGCCGATTGCCATATTCGCAAATTTGTTTTTGTTTGCTTTTATATATTCTTTTACATCGTCCTTATACACGGCAACACGCGCGCCGAAATAAGCGCTGGTAGCCGACTGTGTGGAGCTGAATGATTCTGAAAGTCCGTCCATGCTCAAAGAACTTGAAGAAAATCCCGACATCAAGCCGTCGCCAATAATGTTCAAAAGGCTTATTGCAGCCTGTTTAGCAATAACTTCTCTTAAATCCTGCGGAATCTCGTCCGATGTTTCGTAACCTGCGTCATAATCTATTGCATAGAATAACTGTGCGGATAATGTTTGATTTCCGTAAATGCCTATAGCGGTCTGAATACCGCTTGAAGTTTCGGAAGGTCTTATAGGGCGTTCCATGAGTTTAAGAATGCCTTTTGTTTTATCAATAATGGTAGTCTGTGTAAGGTCTTTTACGCCCTGCCAACGAGTAAGCAATGAAAGTTTGTGAAGTTTAATAATCGGTTTGCGGCGTGTTTTGATATATCCATATCGTGAAATTCGCGAAAATTTGAAGTCGTAAACCGCTTCGTCTATGTCATAATCAGAACCTTTTGCAAGATTTCTTTCTGCTGCATTGTATCTGATTTTCTTTTTCTTAATCGTAATATCAAGCTGCCGTTCCAATTCTGCGACCGCCGAATCAATGAAATACTGAATCTGTTCGTCAGTATAACTCTGTCCGTTTGTAGCCTTAAAATCTGTACCCCAAAGGTAAGTAAATCTCAAATCATCAGGCGTTACGATGTTTCCCCACTGTCCGGCAGGCACTTTATAGTTTCCGAAAGTGTAGCCTATTGCACCGTCGCCGCCGTTTCTCACCCAGTTTGAATAAATATAATCTGCGCCCTGTGGATTTTCCGCTTCAAAATCAACATAGCGGTATGCGTAAAGTGTGTTTGATTCTGCGTTTGAATCGACAATATCACCGTTTACGGCGATTGCCGGATTCTCTTCATCAGGAGTGCAAAAACCGTTAGCCGTCCAAACAAGATATGTATCATCATCGTATGAATGTCTTTCAAGCCGATAACTTGAATGTGCATTATCGCTGATTGACACTAAAATCTTGTTGTTTATTGAACTTGCAGTAATCAATTTTCACACTCCTTTTTGAAGATTCTTATTTTGTGAAAGAGAATCCCGGTACATCTTTGAAATGCAGCGCGTCCTCTAACTTGACTTTGGCAAAGCCTTCATCGTCAAAAGTAATGACTTCGCCGGTAGAACCTGTAACCGAGCGACCGGCTCTTTTTACCGACCACACATTTACAGTTCCGTCAGAATTGACTTTGAACGGCAAGCCGCTCTCGTCCTTCTGTTCGGGCTTTTCAGTAACCGCCGGTTTAGAATCTTCCTGCGATTCTGCCTTTTCTACTGTTGTTGCGTCAGTCTTTACTTCTGCGACTGTCTCAACCTTTTCAGTAACCGCCGGTTTAGCAGCGGCTACTGTAGGCTTTTTGGCAACATCAGTTTTCTGTGTCTTTGATGTTGTTGTTTTTGCCATTAGTACAAGCCTCCGTTGTAAGAAATGTTCTTAACAAGTCCACAATGTTTAGGCGCACGAACTTCGAGACCACCGTAAAGCATTACGAGGAACGGAGTTTCTGCGGTGTTTGTAGGCGCGAGAGGGAATGTACAAGCCGGGAGCAACTGTCCGAATGTGTACACCGGCTGAAAACGCTTCTTTGGAAGGAAAATCATAGAAGCAGTTCCCGGAAGTTCATCGTTTGTATCTTCGTAAACGGTTGTAGCGTTTCCGCTATTTGCTACCTTATCCATTTCCATTACCTTTGTTTCGTCCTTCTTAGAACGGCAGATAATGAAGCCGGTTGCGGCAACACCTGAACCCGGTGTAATTGTAAGTGCTACTTTGTTTCCTGCGGCAACTGTTACGGCTGCGGAGATTGAAGTACCTGCGGAAATACCATACTGGTTTACGGCGTGTACAGTGTACATATAATCACCTGCGTCTGCCGCTGCGAAAGATGAGCCTGAACCACTTGCGCTTGCAGCAACGCTTGCAGGGGCGGCAGGTCTGCGAGTTGCATCGCCTTCTGCTACTACTTCGCCCTTTACTTCAAAGAACATATCATCGCCGGCTTCTTCACCGCTCAATGCAATGTTTGCACCGATTGCAGTTCCATAGTCAGGAATTGTCTTGAAAGAAAGGTTAGGAATAGGATTGTTCATCAGATAACGCTGCTTGTCAGCGAAAATTTCCTTGATGTCTTTTGCAAGAACTGTAGGGAAAAGTGCCTTGTCAAGGAATCCACCTTTAGCACGAACCATAGCGGCGATTTCGTCAAAAATCTTTTCGCCATAGTTGCCTAGTGTAGAACCTTCAAGGTTGATAATGTTCTGGTCTGCTGCGTTTGCTTTCTTGATAGAAGCAAGGAATCCGTCAAACTCTGTAGGAACGATAGAAGAATCACCGTGGAAACACTGATATTCAGCACCCTTGATGATTGTTTCAACACCTGCAAGTTTTTCGCTTGCGAGTGCGCCTTCAAAAGTCTCTGCGGCTTCCATTTGCTTTGTAACGGAGCGGCGTGTCTGCAAGTATTTCATTGCGAAAGTCTTACGTTCAAGAGACTGGTCTGTGTCGATTGACGCACCGCCTTCTGCTACAGAAAGGTGGCGGTAATCACCGTGTCCAGTACGCAAGTTTACTTCATGCACTGTTGAGCGAACAGGTGTCTTCTTAACACTGTTCATAACTTTACAGTCTTCTTTCAACTGCGCAACAACATTTACTACTTCTGATTCAAGATTTTCAGGAATCAGAGCGCGACCACCGGTAAACTGTGAGGAATCTGTTCCGTAACCGGCTGCAAGTGCTTTCTGCAATTCGTTTACTTCACCTGCGCTCATTTCGCCGGAAGAAACATTGTCAAAAAATCCTGCCATTATTTTGCCCCCTTGTTGAGCCTTGTCTGCAAGAACTCAAAATATTTTGGATTCATAGGTCTTCCGGTGTTCATGCACTTCTGAAAGTCCGATGAAATCATGCTCGACTGAATCATGTCGATTGCGCCTTCGTCTACTGCCTTTTTAAGAACAAGCTGCACATTGTACAGGTCATCTTCTGTAGGTCTAGCCAAAAGATTCTGCTTACCTGCGTTAATGCTTTTGTTAAGCACTGTGCGAGGTGGAATCTTCTGATTTCCGATTGCTGAAACCATTTCTGCAAGTCCGACAATAGCCTCTCCTAAATCGTTAAGGCGTTTTTCTGTGGCTTTCTGTGATTTAGCCAAAGTAGTAATTGAAGCGTCCAGTGCTTTCAACACTTCGCCGCCGTCTACCATGTCTTCATCATTGTTTTCGCCGTCGTCCTCGTTTTCTTCATCTTCGTCGTCCTCATCTTCGTCTTCATCGTCAAGGTCAATGCCGTCGTTTTCATCACCGAGGTTTTCGTCGTCAGCGTTTGCGCCGTCTTCGTTGCCCTTCTTGATGTCTTCGTCATCGTCCTTTGGATTGCCGCCTGTGAGAGATTTCAGAAGGTCAGAAACCGCATTGGAAAATGATTTTTTCATCATTTGCCCCCCTTGATTTATTATTTCCGAGGTAATCTCCCCGGCTTTTTCCTTTGAAATACCGTGTAAAATTAAGAACTCAATAGCGTCGTCCTTGCCGTTGATTCTGCGATTCTTAGCAAGTTCAACAAGCTGCGCTATGATTTCTTCTTCGTTTACATCGGATTTACTGATTGCGTGAGTATTTGAAACATCAATAGTCTTTGTGCTTACATCTTCCGGGATAAGTGCCTGTCCGCCGGTCTTTATAGCGGAATCAGTGTTATATCCGGCGCAAAGTGATTTTTTTAATTCAAGCGGCAAATAGTCTACAAACTCCGCCGCCGTCATGCTTTTTGCAAAAACTGCACTTCCTACCGTGTTATTTACCGGGCTTGTTGTAAGCGCAAGGTCATTCCAAAGAACATGAGTGATTTTTTCAACGCCGGTTTTAAGATTTTTTACTACCTGTGGGAAAATACCGCCGACACTGGCGCGTACTCTTGTAGAACCGGCTTTAAGCATTTTAATCAGGTCTTTTGCTTTATCGTTGTTTGAGTAGAGTTTACCTTTTACGATTGTCTTTTTGTTTTCTTCGTCAAAATAAACATCTATCGGCTCACCGATAACCATTGAAGGGTCTGAAATAATATTGCCCTCTTCGTTTCTGCGCTTGTGTAAATGGTCAAAAGAAATAACGCCGCCCTTTAAGAACTCGTCTTTTGATTCCATTAAAGCGCGCTGCAATACAATCTGATTCTGTAAGTCAAGATTTTCGTTTGACGCTTCTACTTCAAAAATATAATTTCCAAAGTCGTCTGTTTTTCCTGCGGATTTTCGTATCTCCAAATTGAGATAAACATCATTGAACTTGTCTGTATCGGTCATTATGCACCCCGAAAAGAAATAAAAAAAAGACAGTCCGCAAAAGTTCAGTACAAGCCGTACCGTCTTTTTCCGAGACTGCCTTCTTAGAGTGCAAATCACATGGAATCTTATTCAAGAAGTTTTTTGTTAAAAACTCTTATTTTCTACATTCTAAAATCTATGGCTCTATTTGTCAAGTTTTAAGACCGTTTATTGAAATACCTTGTCAATAGTCTTTTTGAACTCCTTATAAAGTTTTGAATACGCCGCGCCGCTCATTTTGCCGTCAGTTCCCGGATTCAATAAAGCTGCTGCAACTCCGCGATAATACCACTCAATAGAATCTTTATCGGCGTTGAATCGCTTCCAAAGTTCCGCGCCTACTTCCTGTTTATCACGGTACATACTGCGGATATTAGAGAGTTTATCAGCGAAACAAACAAGTTTGGTCGCCGGATTTTCGCCTTTAAGTCGCTCGATAGTCGCCGCTTTTCGTTCCTTCCATGTTTTACTTTTGTCTTCGCTTTCGCCCTGAACGATTGATAAAACATCAGCCCCGAAAAGTTCCTTAATTTCTTCCGGCGTCGCGTCCGTGTCTTCAAGTGTATCATGCAGGATTCCGGCGATAATTACATTTTCAGTACATCGCAATTCAGTGAGAATCTGCATAACTTCCATAGGGTGAACGATGTAAGGTATGTTTGTACCTTTTCTTTTCTGCCCTTCGTGTTTAAGTGTTGCAAAGATAATCGCCTTCTGAATGTTCAAACTCATTTTGATTTCTCCTGTAAAAAATGCGTTATGCACATTATAGCACATAACGCCCGACTTATCATTCACAATACTTTCCTTAAAAACCGGCAGAATCTGTTATTCGTCCTGCTCTACAGTGATTTCAGTTTCGCCTTTCTTGTACTTTTTGTAGCAAGCCGCTCCAACAAACCACCAGCCCATATCCGCATTGTTTTTCAAATCCCCTTCGTACTCTGTAAAATACTCACCGCCTTCAATCATTCTTAGCTGATACCGTTTTCCGCCTTCTTTAAGCTCTTTTCCGCAGCCGCCGCAAATATTGTTTGAATCAACGCCTCTGTCATAGCATTTCTCTTCATTTTCTTCTCTCTTTGGAGAAAAAACCAAATCAGAATCCGTACCTATAATCTTTATATTTTTCATTCTAACTCCTTGCCGAGATAATACCCGGCGCATTTTTCTGTATTTTTAAGCTGATTCATAAGTAGCAGCCAAACCGTTCATGTAAGCCCAATGAGCGGTGCAACTGAATGTGCTTTCGTCTTTTGCAAGAAGTCCATACTTCTCATAAAGCGGATAGCAGGCCTTCGCGACCTCTACATTTGAGGCTGAATCGGGGATTTCAACTTCTTCCAAAACTTCCCTTACAGATTCGTCTACCGGCTCGAAGAAAAGCTTCCCGAAAAACTGCCTGCCCCTCTTTTCGGCTACCACTGTCAGTTTTTCTTCTTCAAGAATTTCACTCCAAACTTTGGCAATTTTTATCTTCATAAGTTCGCTCCCTGCAAGGCTTCTACCACCGCCCTACGTCTATAATATAAACTACGAACTTTATATTATCAAGTTATAAATACACTTTTAACGCAATATTTGCACGTTTCATATTGATTTTATTAAGCTACAACTATATATTGTAACCATGAATATCAAGGAATATATAAAACTCTGTTGTGTAAAACGGAATATCTCTAATGCTGAATTGGCAAGATTGACAGGACAAACGCCGCAAAATTTCAATCAGAAAATGCAACGCAATTCTTTTCAGTCGTCAGAACTTGAAAAGATTGCGAATTCACTAAATGCGGATTTGGAAATAAAGTTTATTGACCGGGAAACAGGAAAGGCGATTATTTAGTCGCTTTCGCAACTGTCAAATATACCCTCTATGGAATCTTTTTGTTTTTGCGAAAGATTGGAATACAATGGATTCACCAAAGAATAGAATGATTCTTCAAAAGCCTTGCTTTCCCTGTATGAATCATCTTTTTGATTGTAAGTGTCTATTGCATAACGGTCAAATACACTTAACTTGTTTATTCTGTCGGTACATATTTTCTCAAAATCGTAATAACCAACTTCTTGTAAATAATAATCATCATCGGGATTATAACCTTGACAATAAAATCGATAAGAAATCAATTCAGCCCAAGAAACGGTATCACCTTTTTTAGTTTTAAGTTTGTCAAACTTCTTTAACTCTTCTTCAACGATTTTTTTGACCATTTCAGGCACTTCTTTATCAATCTTTTCTAAAAATTCATCATACATTGATTCTTTATATTTCAAGTCTCTGTATTCACTGTCAGAAATTGTTTTGAAACAGTCGTTGTCGCAAGACAGCTCAACATCATGTTTTCCTTTATTTAATAAGAGTTCATAATCACCAAGTTTTATATTTTTTTCTACACATCTTTCTAAATTCAATTTTTCTATAATTTCATCAGTCAGATATATTCTTGTTGGTCTGCGTTTTTGGTATTTCTCAAAATCCTCAAGAAGTTTTATAAGCTCATTCTTGCAATTATCAGTTACCTCATAAACCTTGCAAAACATTGAATTGCTTGAAAAATAAAAACCAACAATTCCGTTTCCTGTTGATTCTCTCTCTTCATCTGCCCAGTCTGACATAAAAGACATTCCTTCCACTTTGTACGCTCCTGTGAAAACAATATGATTGCTTACATTGTCGGCAAAATGTTTAAAATAAAAAAGCCCTAGACTTGCTAGGGCTATGATTATTCAGGAAAAAATAGCGGTCTACTTAATTATTTGCGGAGAGTTCTTCCATTCGCTTTTTAGCGTATTCTTCGGTACAACCACCCCACATAATATCAACGCAATTATAACGCTCTTCGAGTTTCTTTGTCTTTGCATTAAAAGCGTAGTGTTTACCGTTTTGGTCGATTGCATAAACCCAATCGTTATCATCAAGATAGTAATTCATAACTTACCCCTGCGCTTGTATCTTAAGCTAGATAGTTTTATTTGTCAAATGTTTATTTAATGTAGTTAATCAAGTGTTCAAAATGCTCGATTGTCTTGCCAGTCAATACGCCTTCTCTTTTTGCCTGTTCAAACAATAGCATAGCCTTGTCTACATGGCTTCTGATTACAGCGGCGTAAGGAGCGTGTTTATACTCACCGTCAAAAATATTCGCGTTGCCGTCTTTGCCTTTTGGAATATCTCTTGTCGGGAAATTGCCTTCTTTTGAGTATTTATTTGAAAGTCCGTAAAGGTCTTTTTGTGCCTCACCCATAATTTCGGCAAGTTTCTCGTACTTCGGATTACTTTTAACTGAACGGTAGACTTCGTAAAGCACGTGTCCGTACCGCTCTTTTGCAACCATATTTGCGGTAGTATTTACCTGCAATTCAACGATTGCTCCGTTTGAAAGTTTGACATTACAGTTGATGTCTGAATATCCAACCGGCGACGGCTTGCCAAAGTTATTTTTAATGCGCGCAACTTCTTTTCTGCCGTCAAGATGTTTAAGAATGTTTGCAACATCTTCAACGCTATTCAAACAGATTGTATGTCCGTCGCAATCGCGGATTGTACGGCAATGGTAAGTATCTGTTTTTTTATCATAAACAACATCTTTACAACCGTTAAGGTCGTTTTGTTTTTGGTCTTCGCGTAACTTTTCTTTAATGCGGTCTTCGCTCTTCAAAGTAGCGCGCTTCATGATGATAGGATTCAGGGCTGCAAACTCTTTAGCTACGCTATCGGTGAAGTCGTTAAACTCGCCTCTTGCAGCTTCAATAGTTTTGTACAATCCTTTGATTGTGTCGCAAGAATCCGGCTGCATACCGTCAGTACCGCGCCAACCTGATTTTACACTGTTTGCGTCCATAAGTCCGCGGATAGCGTCGTTCGGGTTAATCATTTTTGTAACCTGTTTTACATCTTCATGCTTTACCCGGAAAGTCTGTCCTTTAGCGTTTCCAGTTCCTTTGACTGTAACGCCGTCTCTTCCAACGCCTACAATTTCGCCGGTCATATCTACGCCGCCATTGTTAAATACAATGTGGTCGCCGGTAGTATGAACGTAAGAGTGTTTGCCTTCCTCTTTTGGCTCTGCCTTGCCTTTGTTTTTGCCTTCTTCCGGCTTGTCGATTTTCTTGTAAACGGTTTTACGGTGTCCGTTTTTATCGGTAATAATTTCCTTGCGCAATTTCGACAAGTCTTTTTTACCGAACGCCTTTTCCATTTCGGCATAAACCGCTTTTGAAAACATAACTTTCATTTGCTTTACCTCCCTTATGCAATGCCTGAAAGAATATCTGCGACAATTTCTTTTATCGTCTGCTCTCTTTTACCAAGTTTAGAAAGAATATCCGTTATGGATTTCTTTATTTCCAAGAATCTGTTTAACAAACTTTCTTTTGATTCAACGCCGCCTAAGAAAATATCCTGCTCGCCGCTTGCGCTCGCTCTCAATCCTGCGCCTAAATCCCTCATACGCTGCGCAAACGCTTTTTCGCCTTCGTCGTGAATAATCTCCGCAAGGCGTGAAGTTGCCGCGTCAGGCTCTTTTTCGCCGAATAACTTACCCTGCGATAAATAAGTTTTTACATCGGGAAATGTCTTATGGTCTTTTGCAACCGTAACGGCGATATTTACCGCGTCATTAAGTTCTGTATTGAATGAGTATTCTTTGCCAGTTCCTTTATTTTCAATCAGCGGTAAAATGGCTCTTACAAGTTTCTGCCTGATTCTTTTACCACTTGCGCCGTCAAGTTTTCGTATGTTATCCTCGTTCAGTACGCTTCCGACAAGTACAGTTTCGCAAAAGTCTTTACCTGTATCGTTCAAAGTTCCGTCAGTGCGGCAATACTGCGCTTTTTCGTTTTCTCCGATGATTCCGGCGGAAATAAGTTTATTTACAAACTCTTGACTTCCCTTCGTGTCCGCGTAAAGTTCGCCCATTGTGTCATATCCCTGCAAACTTTCAGCAATCGACTGTATTTTTTCAGCGTTAAGTGTTTTTGTAAGTTTTACCGCCTTTTCAACATTATTCATTGTCTTTTTTGTGTCGCGGTTGAACTGTGCAAACTCTTCTGTAGTGTAGTCGCCTTCATGCTCATTGTCAGTTTCAAGAATAAGGCGCGGATTCTCAAAGCCGTTTAAGTCTTCCGGCTCTATTCCGTATTCATCCGCCATTTCTCTTAAATCCTGCAAGTATGCTTTATCAGTTCCCTGTCTTGCAGCAAGTTTACTTGACATAGTGCGGTTATTGCCGGAAATAACAATACCATCCTTTGTAACAATCGGCGGCGATTCAAGCGCAAGAGAATTGAAGTTGCTTGCAATTTTTCTAACGCTTTCCTGTGCGTCCGCGTCATTCTGATAATCGCGGTCGTTTACGCTTTTGCCGTCCTTTGTTGTCGGAAATCCTTTAGAAGGTAAGAATGTTACTTCGTCATGGCTTGCCGTCGGTGCTTCTGCCTCTACAATTTTGTAATGGCATTTTATTTTAGTTCCGTCAGGAAGAGTAACGGTCTTTTTATTGCCGGTAACACTTTTTGACGCTTCGTATTTGCTGCGTATGTCTGAAAGACCTTTGGCTTTTGCCGATGACTGCTGTATATTGGAAGTGTCAGCGGTGTTCGCAGGAGTAGCCGTGTCATTCCTGCGGCTGCTACCAGTTTCGGCAGTGTCTGTCGTATTGCCGGAGACATCGCTACCTTTTTCGTATGCAGTTAATAGCCACTTCTTGCTTTTTCCATCTTCCTGTGCTACATTGTCAATTGATTCAAGACCGTTATTCTTGCCGGTGGAGTTGCGCCCACCCTCATCAATCTTTGATGAAGACAAATCGGAAGTTGCCCCCGAAGGAGTGGCGGTCTTAATTTTTGACACATCATAGCCTCTTGTATTTGCAAGAATTTTCTTGATTTTATCCTCATCAACATTCTTATCCAAAATCCAAAAAGTTTTAGCATTAAGTGCCTTGTTTTTCTTTCCGTTCAAAACCTCTTCCACAAGAACACTTCCATGTTCATTGTTTTTTACAAGCACAATGCGGTCTTTACCACCTTTCTTTATTCCTGCAACAGCAATATCAGGATTATCCATTACTTCACCGATTCTGTCTAAATCTTCCTGTGTAACTGCGACCTGTCCTCTTGAGGATTCTATTTTTCCTTTACCGTGCTTTTTTATTACATGACGTTCAAAATCTTCTGTTGTTTTATGCTTGAATCCAGCAATATCAAGCCCTGTTTGTTTGGCAAGCTCCACAATCCAGTCTTTAACAGTGCCCACAAACTGCATTTTAGGTTTACTTCTGTCGTTTCTTCGTTTTTCCAGTTCATCATTTTTAGCGGAAATATAATCTGATAACTCCTTTACAAACGGTAGTGGTCTGCCCATTTCATCAGAAAATCTTTCGCGGTTTTCAAGCACAAGCTGCAATAATTCCTCTGAACTTTTGCACTCGTCTGCTTTTCTTTTAAGTGCTGCGATAGATAACTTTGCGCCGCGTGAATGACTGTCGTATTTAGGCTTCCACTTTCCCGGCGCAACTTTTATATATTTCTTGCCCTTCCAGTCTCTTACAGTTCCAACCGGCAAACCTTTACCGCCCTTCGCTATACTTTCAGCTTCCAAAAGTGATTTTTTAAGTTCTTCCTTATCAGCTTCCAAAGATTCAAGATGTTCAAGGATTTTCTTCTTGAAGTAATCCAGTTTTTCGTCTTTCATTGTGCGCTCCGAAAAATTAAGTTTAAAAACAAAAACGCCGACTACTCCTAGAATAAATCTAAGAATAATCGGCGTTCGCTTTTGCGTAACAACCTAGATATGGTTTAATATACCGGCATTATACACCGTTACATCTGTTTTGAAAATGCGCTTTTGCGGAAATAAAGATTTCCGTTTCTGTCAAAGTAACACCATGACTTTTTAACAGTATCGCGTCCGAAACGCTTATCGTTTTCAGCCTTAATCTTTGCCTTAAACTCGTCATCCATAGCGTGTAAATCGTTCATAATTCCGTCTACATTCTGCTTTACAAGTTCATCTACTGAAAGTAAGTTTTTCTTGTTCGCTTCGTTGTAGGCGATAGCTTCCTGCAAGAACTGTTCGCGCATATCCTTTGCTTTATCAACATTTTCACGCGCTTCATCCATGAGTTTTACATAATCCTGAATCTTTGCCTCGCAATCTTCCTGTGTCTTTAAGCCTTTAGAATCAAGGTATGCTTTACAAGCTGCCTTTGTTTCCATAGCCTTTTTAAGATTCTTGTTATAGGTCTTAATGAAACCTTTTGAAGTTGCAATCTTATCATCAAGATTACTTTCGGTGTACTCGATGTTATGCTCAATTTGGTCGTATGTTTTTGCATAACGATTGAAGTAAGTTCCTAAACTTTCCAATTTGTCGAAAAGTTCTTTGTCTTTACCTAAGAAGTCAAACTCCTTGCCTTTGAAGTCTTTTTTAATCTTTGCAGCAAGTTCTTTTAATTCCTTCTTCTGCGCGGTAAGTTCATCAACTTTCTTTTGTTCAGCTTCAACGCCTTCAAAACGCCATGGAACGCCGGTCTTTGCGTTTTCTTTGATAGCCTCGTCAGATTCAAAAGCAATATCAATCTGCTTATGAAGTACATCAATCAACTGTCCGTACATTCTTTGGTCGCTCTTGTTCTTTTCGGTATATTCCATAACCTGCAAGTCAGCGCGCTTGTTAGGGTCTTTAATCAATGAGAATTTCAACTCTTCCGGGTTTACATCGTTAGAGTTCATTGTATCACCCTTGTAAGAATAAAGGTCGTCGGTTCGTGATGATTTTTCGTCGTGTTTCTGATAAATCATCGGGTCAAGAGAATCGTGCATAAGCGGTGTTACACAATGTACAATTCCCTGCTTATTTCCCTGTCTCCAACCTCTACCCCATAACTGTTGTACATCTGTCGGATTCCAGTCAAGTTGTGTACAGTAAATTGTTGTAGTATTACCCTGCAAGTTACAACCTTCTTTGATTGTTGAACTACCGATAATAACCTTACATTTTCCTTCTACATCGTTGAACTCGTTGAAAACTTCCTGTCTTGCGTCCAGTGCCTTATCTGTTGTAGCTGCTCCGGCAACTGTTGCAATAGCGTCTTTTGGTATTCCGTGTTTAATCAGGTAGTTTTTAACCTGTGGAAATTGCTCAACGCCGCTAGGCATATACATAATCTGTCCGTTTGTCGGTGATTTTTTGTACTGCGCAATAATTGAATCACAAGTAAACTTCAACTTTGGAGAAGAATCTACAAACTCGCTCATTTTTGGTGCTTCGTAGCCGTCAGGAATGAAGGAAGGGTCTACAAGTGCCGGGCTTAAAGCGCAATTCTTCATAGCGTTCATAGCGCGGAACATATAACCGTCGTCGCGGTCGTCTTTTGGAAGTCCTTCCTGCTCTTCAATGTATTCAGAACATTTATCCATGATAGCCTTCTGCAAGTCTGTCAATTCAAGTTCAGGCGCGTGCATACGCTTGTAAGGTCTAACAACTCCTGCCTCCTCACCGTCTACCTTATCCATGTAGTTTGTGAGTAAGCCCTGCAATTCTGAAAGGTTTTCAAATCCCTTTACGACTGGTGCTTCTGTTACGCGGTTTGCCTTTACAACATATTCGCGCTGCACTTTACAGAAGTTATGTACAAACTGTTCGAGTGAGTAGAATCCCATTTCTTTAAGTTTGTCGCGTGCCATGTATGAAAGAATTGAGTAAACCTCTGTAGGTGAGTTTTGGAATGGCGTAGCCGAAAGCAAGAATGTATTGCGTCCGTCGTTATGTCTCTGAATTAACTGTGTAATCGCAAACAATTTCTTTGCTCTGTTAGAAGGCTGCCCACCGCTTCCAAGTCCGTCAAACTCGTTACTTTCGCCCTGTTCGCTCTCGCCCTGTTTATTCATGTGTTTAGGCATTTTGAAAAGGTTGCGGAAGTTGTGAACTTCATCAACGGTAATATGGTCAAATCCAAGTTCGCTAAACTGTACGCCTTCATCACGAGTGCGCGACATTTCGCCGACAAGTTCAGCGTTCTTTTCGCTATCGCTTGCAGCTTTTCTTTTTGATTTTCCTTCGCTGCCGCCGGTAGATTCCATTGCGCCAAACTCTACATCTTCCTGTATTTCTGCCTCTTCCTGTTCATTGAATCCGATATTTTCAAGTCCTTCATAAGTACATACGGAAATAGTTCCCTCTTCAATCTTCATTCCTTCTTTCCAGTAGTTTTTAGAAAGATTTCCAAGTTCATTTATTTTAATTTCCGGGAATAACTGATGAATAGACTTTATCCAGTTTGTATAAACTGCCTTCGGTACACAAATAAGCGGCTTTTTTGCGCGTCCTGTCTGAATCTGATTGATTGTAGCGACAATACCGCAAGCGGTTTTACCTACGCCGACATCGTATGCAAGAAGTCCAGTTCCTTTATTTGTAAGCATAGAAATACCTTTAAGCTGCTGCTCCAACAACTTAAACGGCTTCTTGCCTTTGTGTGAACTCATACCGTCCACGAAAATAGGAATCTTTGTGTAATCAGGATTTACGAAAGTATTTGCTTTATCGTTCCAAGCCTGTACAAGGTCTTTTTGGTCTTCAATGCTCAAACCTTCGCGCAAATAACGGTTAAACAGTTTAATAGCGGTATCGCGTCTAAGCTGCTTTTTCTGCTCTCTGTAGTGTGCCTTGCCTTTTTTGTCGTCCGTTCCTGCCTCGCCTCTATCCAATACTAACGCCTCTTTATCAAAGAACGCTTTAATATCTCTAAAGTCAAGAATTGCCGGAATCTCTTCGCGCGCAATAGGTGAATCACTCTCGCTATAATAACCGTGTCCGGCATACGCCCATTCAAAGAATCCTGTAATCAGGCTCATACCGTCTTTAGTCTTATAATCGCGCGTCCAGTCCATAACCGGCGACAATGTGAATCCGTCCGACTTTTCAACCTCTACGCCGTTTTCGTCCACTTCCTTCCAAGTGCGCAAAAGTCCTTTTTCTTTAGGGCATACCGCTTCAAGCAAGGCTTTTTTAGTTTCATACTGTGGGTCTTCCGGGTCAAGTTCGCGTAATTTCTTACGGATGTTACCGCTTGCATAGTTTACGGCGTTTACATAAGTATCACCTTCTTTTACATAATGGTCTGATGATTTTATGTATTCTTTCTGTTCGTCAGAAAGTTTTGTCATGTCGATATTGCCGTATTTATCGGTTACTTTCCAAACCGGCAGGTCTTTAGGGTCGATGTCTTTACCGTACATCTTGTTAAACTCTGCCGCGTCGAGTAAATGAGCGTCCGGGCTTATAGGATAATCGTGTGTACCTTCTGCGTTTTTGTTACCCTTCATAGCTTCCGAGCGGTTACGCTTTTCAGCCTGTTCGTCAGTAAATAATACTTCTTCGCTATTGCCGTCCACATTTACGACTACACCGGCGGTCTTACGATTGCGCTTTACATATCCTGATACAATTCCAGTTCTACCGTCGTCAAGTTTTACGACATCGCCGAAAATAGTTTTAGAAGTAATCTTTTTAGGTTCGTTCTTTACTTCTTTGACTTCAACCTTTGCGGCTTCCTGTTCGATAATCTTGTCAATTTCAGCCTGTCCGACATTGATATTTGCTACTGCGCTTTCAAATGTTTCACCGTCTTTTGGTTTAATGTAAGTCTCTTCGCCAAAGCGTCCGATTCTTGTAGACACTTCACCGGCGATATGGTCAGGATTATTTGTAAAGTAATTTTTCAGCGCGTCTACTGTTGTACCTTTACCCTTGCGGAATACGACAATATCAGTTCCGACATCGGTACTGTCAAAAGTTCCGTTTGGAAGTCTCCACGCTTCGAGTAATTCTGCTTTACCTGCGATTTTTTCAAGGTCTTTACCGTATGAACTACCGCCGTTAAGGAATCCGCTAGGCACTACCATAGCCATAATTCCGCCGTCTTTTACGGTGTCGAGTGTTCGCGACATGAAGTAAGTTTCATAGCGTTTGTAATCTTTGCCTTCGCCCATACCTTTGTATTTGCCGGTATAAGCACCATAAGGCGGATTTCCTACCGCTACATCGTACTTTTCAAAGTCTTTTGTAAAGCGTCCTTTTTTGTTCTTCATGAAGTTTTCTTGAAATGCTCCCTGCACAATTTCAGCGTCAGGGTGTAAGATATGCGCAATTCTTGCGGAATCTGCTTCAAGTTCAAACATGGTAAACTTTTCGCTTCTGCCTTCTGCAAAGCGTCCAATACCGCTAGAAGGTTCAATAACGCTTTTATCCTGTCGAGGATTGTATTTATCGACAATTTCCCAAACTTTAGAAATAACATTACGCGGTGTATAAAACTCATAAAGAACGCCGCTATTGCTGCTTCCTTCTTCGTCTGTTCCACCTGCGCCTACATACTGCGCAAGAATCTGTTTATCTGCGTCAGTAATTTCTGAATCAGGCTTTTTAAGAATCTCGCGACACTGTTCGCGGATTTTTCGCGCCTGTCCTTTTGTTATTCTTCCTCTTCCTGCGTTGACATCGCCGTTTGGTTCTGCAAGTCCTCTTCCAAGTTCGCCAGTGCCGAGTAAAGATTCGTCTGTGTTATCTTCTCGCCCTGTGTTACCAACATTCTCACGGCTTGTTTCTTCGCCCCTTCCAGTCCGTATGTTTTCAGCACCATCGGAAATTCTTCCCGGCTCAATTCCAGTGTTACCATTGTTTACCCCCTGTAAATCATCGGTGTAAACGCCGTTCTTTTCGGCGTTCTTATTGCCTTTCATGGCATTACTGCGGTTATCGTGCTTTTCCTGCTCGCTTTCCGCTTCGTCGATTCTCTGTCCTTCAACGCTAAAAGTAGCCCATACTTTACGCATTAAAGAACGGTTGATAATCATTTTATCGGCGTTTTTCGCCTTTGGTTCTTTTTTTTCGGCAACGATTGCAACGGCTTTTGCCTCTACTGCTTTCTGTGTTACCGGCTTTTTGTACTTGTCGCGCTTTTCTTTTTTTGAGAAAAGATTATCCCACTTTACTTTGTTTGTGAAATACTCCAGTACATGAGCCGCCCAAGTAGTTTTACTTGCGCCGTACTCTTCTTTGATGTCGCTTGTATATGTTTCGTCAATCTTCTTTTTGCCGATTCCGAAACATTCAAGTAACGCTGTTAAAGGGTGTTTCCATGAATCTTCATAGACATAATTCCACCCTTTACCTGTTTTCTTTGGATAGCGTCGTATGTGCTTTACCGGGCGTGATTTCTGAATAGTTTCCCATTCGTGATTAGCCCTGTAACGCTCCAAAAATCCGATTCTAAAAGCCATATAATAGCCCCCTTGTTTTTGCCCTTGAATGTACGCGGTTCTAAGGCGGTTATTTATGCTTATGGCAACTACAACCTTGCCACGCTGCCTAATTTAATACAAGTTTCTTGCCGTGATATTTTTTCATTAAAACTTTTTGCTTGAAAAGTTCAAACGGTACAGTATCAACGCCGCCAAAAAATCCCGGTTTATCATATTGTTTCAAATACGCCGCTTTAGCGTCTGCCAGTGTATCAAATCCAAGCATACACTTGTCTTCGTCGTATTTATCAGTTCCCGGTATTTTCTGATGAATGATATAAACATTTTTAGCGTCGATGTTATCACCGATATAACAATCTACATGGTCGCCGTCTACGCCTTCCGTGCCTCTGATATATCCGTAATCGTAATTCATTTTAATAGCCCATTTATGACCGTCTGAATCAACGCCGCGCCGGATAGTTCCTTTTTTATTTTCAATGCTTATATTCAAGCCTCTAAAAGCGGTTCTACCCTGTAATTTATGTCCGCTAAAAGTCAAAGATTTTTCTACGGAATCCGCGCCGTTATAAAGTTCTCTTATGCGCTCCGTAAATCCTTTTATAGAATCGTCAGGGTTTTCAATTCCCTTTTCTTTGTACTCTTCTTTTGCAGCTTTTACGGCGTTATTCCACTTTTTAGCGTTCTTGCTCTGTTCAGCTACAAGCGCGTCGATATTGATGTTATCAAGTCCGATGTCGTAACGCTGCCAAGTTCCCCTGCAATATGGGTGTTTTACGGAAATAGGGCAATCCCACTCAAAGCCGTCTTTACCTTCCCATATCACATAATCAGCATTTTTATCTTTTGATTTTTCATCATTCAGCGGCTTATCGCTCCATACGGCAATTTTACCGTTGATTGCTTTACACTTCGGGCAAGTGTTACCGTCAATTACTTCAATGCGCTTAAAATATGTCTTTTTGCCTTCTTCGGTGTTATAGACTTCTTCCTGCACAAAAGAATTATTAAAGGTGTTCTGTATTTCAGTGTCGGCAACTCTCTGAAAGTCGCGGTTATCACCTACCATTTTGTCAAACAATGCTTGTGAGACTTGTCCTTTACTTCTTTTGCCTTTTACGCCGTCAATAAGAATCTGTTTGATATTGCCGCGCATTTTGTCGGTTATGTTCGTTATTTCCTGCGCCGCCGATTGTGTCATTACTTCAATTCGCGCCTGTTCCTGCCGGGTGAGACTTTCGCCGAAAACATTTTGCATATTCCTAACATTTTCGCTTATCCAGTCAAAAGATTTACCGTGATATTGCAAACCTTCTAGCCGTAATTTTTTTACAGCTTCAAGAGTATTGTATTTCAACATACGGTCGAGGATTTTTGAAAGTGATTTTGATTCAAGTATGATTTTCTTTTCGACATCTTTAATGTTGCGGTTCAAAAACTTTTCAAGATTGCCTACAAACTTATTCCAGTCTGATTGTTTAATCGGTTCGCCGGTAGAAGGGTTATAAAGAATCCTGCCTTTATGAGTGAGTATGTCAGATTTTGACATTACGGTTTTCTTTGGTAAGTCTAAATACTCTGTTACATAATCATAAGTATTGCGTACAAGTTCAGAAAAGAACATACACCACTTATCCGTTAAATCTTCCTGCGCCTGATAAAAAAAGATTTCACCTTTTGCAGCTTTCAGCGGCACGGATAAACTCATAGCCATAGTGCGCAACGCTTTTTCTATACGCTCATTTGAAAAGTCTTTGAGTTTAATATTGATTATACCTAAACGCGGCGTATTATCAGCCGGAATATATTCAGGAGTGCCGCCGGTTAAACTTTTTACAAGCTGCTCAAACTTCGCCTTGCGGTTTCCTTCTGTAATGTCGGTTATTTGTATTTTAATCGACCTATTGACAAGTGAGTAATTAGGATTTATATTTGAATCGTGAGTAGGGTTATGTTGCCTAGAATATGGAATCGGCGTTAGCTTGGTGTTGTCCTTAACGATTCGACCGGTAATTGCTCCTTTAAGGCACGGTTCAGCCGTGCTTTTTTTTATGCTATCGCTTCCTATAACAGAAATATAAACAGTATCACCTAATTTTCCGTCTGCGTATTTTTTTTGAGAAACGGTTACTTGTACATAACTGTGATTATCGCCTTTTGGCGCAATCCCTGATATAGTCTGATAAGCAAGTCCCACCGCATTGTCTTTTTGCGATGTCGTATAAGCCTTATAACGTGATTGTGTATGAACTCCAGCACCTTCAAGAAGTTCTTTTGCGCATGGTAAATATTTTACATGGTCTGCAAGATTTTTAGGAGTTCTTAATTTTATTTTTGATGATGAATTTCCGCCCATTTTTCGCAAATGAATATAAGTTATATTATCAAAATTGATTTTCTTACCTTTTAATTCTTTGCATATTGATTTATCAGGGTGATTTTTCCAATCGGAAATCCAAGTATTTTTTATATAATCTTCTGCAAGTGCGACAATTCTTTTTGCACTCATAGATGAGTTAATTTTTAATATTCGGCTTTGGCATTGTATCATTCTTGAAAAGTTATTATGTTTGTCGTAGTAATAACGCCACTCGCCATTTTTAAATTCTTTACGGCTATACAAATGAGATTTTATCAGAATATCCCAATTATCCTCAAAAAGCATAATCACCACCTTAAAACTGGAATGTTAGCGATTTATTTATGTTGCCATTATCTTTTTCTCCGGCGTTATCCTTATTTTCTGCATTAGCTTCTTCGTTTCCGGCAATTTCATTCCATGCGTCATTATCTACATTTTCGTTTTCGTCGGTGTTTTCGTCTCCAAAGTCTTCGCCGTTATCCTCGCCACCAAAGTCCGCGCCTTCTCCGCCTTCGTCTTCTGCTGCGTCCGGGTCTTCCATTCCGCCGCCGTCCATTTGTGCAGATTGATACATCTGTACAAACTGCGGATTTGCAGGGCATTTATCCGCCCAGTCAGCTTCTATCGGTTTAAGTCCTTTTTCTTTGCGTACTTCGTTTAATGTCTTGAATGATTCAAGTTCGGTTTTTGTAAGGTCAAGAATCTGTTTAGGGTCGTCGCGTTCATATCCTACAAACTCAATTTCATATCCCGGATATGCTTTTTCAAGAATCTGATTGATATACTGCTGCAAGAAAGCCAACATATCGCCCAGTACAAGCGATTTTGACGCTTCAATTTCAGGTGTAGTATTATGCTCAAACATCGGTTGAGACTTTGAAGAGTGAAGTCCTAACTCTTCCATGCTGCAACCAAAAAGCGAAACAATAGCACTTGTCAGGAAGTCCAACCAACCTTGAAATTCCATTTCTTTATTTGTACCGCCTAAACTTACCCACTTGATAGAGTTGTTTTCTCCGCCTGTTCCGTTCCCTGCCGGAATAATCGGCACGCGCCACTGATTTGCGGTACTTCCGCTCATAATGTCGCACAAGTAATCTTCCATTTGCTCTACGGTTTCTTGATTTGTGTTGCCGTCCAACAAAAGCATACCGCGCGGCAATTTGTTTTCTGTAAAGAATCCGGCGTTATATGTGAATGCGTTGATTGTGCTTGTAATAAGGTCTATCGCCTGTTCAACTGGTGAATAACCATAGAGTGAATAGCGTACATCGCTACGCGGATTCTGATAGTCAAAAATCAATGAATCTTCGGGATAAAAAGCCTGTGGTATAGAATCAATAACCTGTACATACTTAATGTGTAAAGGGTTGTCCTGATTCGGTAAAACGCGCTCGATTGTCGCGCCGTCTACCGCCCAAAATGCGTAAACCTTGCCCGATACAGTGCGCCCGATTTCTGTTGCTACTTGGTCGATTTCAAGCGCGTCTCTTAAAATCTTAATACAGAATCTTGTGAAGTTGTCGCGGTCAGGTGATTTTTCAATTCCAGTATTAAGCAAAAACTGCTCTATTTCAGTTCTTGCCTCTGATTTCTGTCCGGCTGCCTTAATTACATCTTCCCCGACTTTCTTAACAACAAAACCGCGTAAGTTGCGGTTTGTGGAAGGTTTTAGAAACGGTTTAATTTTTTTCTGTACATTGATGATACATAAATTGATTATCCACGCTTTTTTAGAAACGCGGCGCAAGGTTTGACAATCGACTTCACGGTTATAATGTCCGTCCGCCGTCCGCAAGTTTCCGTATTCGTTTTCAATGTTGCGGAATGGGTCAAAAAATGATGATTGTGAGCCGCCCTGCTTTGCTCTTGCATAGTCAGTCGGTACATACGCCCTTGCATACTTTTTAGCGCGATTGATTTCCCTCTTAATGTCGATAGGTTCAACTTCAATACTCTTCTGAATCGGGATAAGCTGCTTATTGTTATCTGTTGCCATTGCGAACGCTCCTTAAAACTGATGATAAGGATTTACCGCGCGTTCGGGTCAGCGATGTTTGCGGAATATTTGAGGGTTCTATATTGCCGTTATTCAATGTTACCACTGAATCGTTCTTTTTTCTAGCATATTCGGCGTAAAAGTTCGGTTCAATCTTTTTACCGTCTGTTGCGTAACTTGCCAACGCCCACGCCCAAAAACTATCGGCGTGTCCTTTTTCGTTTCGTTCAGCGTCATATCTAAAACTACCGCCACTTGACGGCGTTCTTTTTATGCTATGAATCTGCGCATGAAAATCACGGTCGTTATCAAGTTCGTATTCCCGGCGTTCAAGTCCAGTTCTTACGCCCATAGCAAGTATTTCTTTTGACTGTAAATCAAAGTGATACAGTTCCGCGCGCTCTCCATATCTTTTATGCGCATTTTCCGCAAGATTGCGCCCTATACCGCCGTCGTCAATGCAGCAACGATAAATAGGCAAGTTTTCCATGAGTTTATTTAATACGGCGGTCTGCGCGTCAAAATCGGCGTTTCTCATTTCGTGCCTTAAAACGCTTCTTTTCTTGCCGTTGAATACTCCGATGATATAAAAAACTGTAGCGTCGGAAGTGCGTCCAATATCAAGCCCCATAAATAAAGGTGAGCCGTATTTTTCCGGGCTATAGTTCAAAATAAGGTCGTCGGCATTCCTGAAACAATGGATTTCCACATCACGCTTCGCATTAAAATAATCTTCGTCTTTGTCGATATTCGCCGGTATGTCTTCTTCTCGTCTGCCGGGTGTATTCGCATAAATCAATTCAAGTGAAATATAACTTGCGCTTGAATCAATAAATACACATTCACATTCCTGCTGAAAATCTTCAAGCGTAGAGTTCTGAAATAGCGAAATAAGGCGGTCAGTTCCAAAATGCTCTACGCGCTCGGCGGTCTCCATTTCTTTAGCAAACTGCACTGCGCCGCGTACATCTTTGCACATTACTTTTGCATACCACCACGGAATAAAATAGCGGTCAAAGTTCGGATAACTCTCTCTACTCGTGCATATCTCATAAAACTTGCCGATAGTTCCTAAAGGCGTGCTGCCTACTTCAATGCAGCCACGGCGCAAGGTACAGAATGAAGCTGCGGTATAGATTTCTTTTGAAAGCCGCGGTAAATAAATTGCAAACTCATCAAGGCATACATCGCCGTTTTTACCTCGCGGCGGTCTACACGGTAAACTGATTAAACGGCTTGTAGTTTTACTTCCTACATCTTCAAACTCTAGCATTGTTGCCGTTTGGTGTACTAATTTCTTTTTGTAGCGGTTCGGAATTGAATCATAGAATTGCCGCGCATATCTGATTTTTTCCTGCGCGTCCTCTTCGTTATATGAAACAAACTGCTTTGTGTATTGAGTTCTTGCCGGGTCTAATGCTTTTACAAGTCCTTTAATTGCGACTACAAAAGAAAAGCCGGTCTGTCTGCTTTTAAGAAGGCTTATATATCTATTGCGATTCCTGATAAAATCGTCCTGCCAAAAGTCCAGTTCAATATCTTTGTGGTCGTACTTCATAAAGGCATAGACATAGTTCAATTTTTCTTCAGGCGTCCATAATTCCATTTTTCGCTAGTCCTCTTCCTCGCGCGTAATTGCGCCGATTGCTGCCAGTTCCGACATTTCAGCCGTCTCGCGGTTCTGCTTAATAACCTTTGTTTTTACCTGCAATTTCTCGCCGATAATCTCCGCCGTCGTTTCAATGTCAAAATCGTTGCCGTTGTCTTCGGTGTCTTTCAGGTCTTTATAAATCTTCAAAAGTTCATTTTCTGTCTGTGTTTTAGAAGGTATTTTGTAATGCGGTATGCTTCTTTGTCCTACAAACTCAACATCTTCAATAAGTTCTTTTTGTTCTTCCGTAAGTTCTTCCGGCGTTTTAATCATCGCGTTTACATACTCAAAACCTTCATCGGTTATCTTGCGTTCAATGTTGTAAAACTCTTCCGCTCTCATGTTCAGGCGCGCTTGTTTGCGTTCAATAATTGCCTTTACGGTCGATTCTAGGTCAAGTTTAGTAAAGTTCTTTAATAATTGAGTGTTAATATTTTTAATCTCCGCAAGAATCAGCGGATTTTTAAGAAGTTGTCCGGCTTGTGTTTTAGCGGTCTTTTCTGAATAACCGGCAAGTCTAGCGGCTTCTGCTGCATTTTTTTTCAAGCTGCTTTGATTTGCATAATGAAATACAAATAATCTTTGAGCGTCGGTAAGATTCTGCGTCCACTTCAATTCAGAATCAAGATTTATGTATTTACTGCCGTTATTGATTATTGCAATAAGAGGTAATTTGTCTTTTTTATTCTTTGCCGGTGTTTTTCTCTTTTTCGATACTTCGGGAATTGTATTGATTGAATTGTCAATAGAATTATTGTTTGTTGTTGCTTCGTTCATCGGTCTTTATATCCTCTTTGCATTTATGGAGCGGATAACCTATAAACTTATGTCCGTTATCGTTCACCACTTCCAGTGGTACACTCTCACACACTACCTGTGCGTTATATCCTGTAGCGATGTATTTAATGTTTGCGCCGCATTTCGGGCATTTCTGCATGATTACGCCCCCAAAAAATTTTTTAGGGTCTCGCCTTTGTATGTTCTGCTGTAAGAATAATCTGTGCACTTGCCGGAATCAAAAACGAAAACCACTGCGCCATTAAAATAGCGGTCTGCTGCGGTTTTGAGATAGTCGGCTATAAGCTGCTCGCCTTTTGTGTTTTTTGTTGTTGGTAAATCGTGTTTGTTCGCTTCGTTCACGGCTACAATGTTGCCATTTTCAAAAGATAATTTAACGCTGCCGGTAAAGTTTGAAGTTTGCTTTTCGTTAAGATACTCAACGATACAATTAAAACGGATTTTCACTTTTCCACCCATTTTATTTTGTATCATTGGTCAGAATGATACTTTAGAAATTTTTTGAAAGTTCTTTTTGCCTGTTATTCTACCCTGTCGGGTGTTAAAAATCAATCATTCATTTTAATTGTTGCCCATTTTTTTAAGATTCCCGGAAAATGTATTCAGGATATTGCCATTGTACCAGTGCTTTTTTAAGACTGTAAACGGCGTTTTTTCGTGTAATAGGACTTTTTACATCTTCAATGATTTTCTTTCCGCCCTCGCTATACGTGAAGTCCGCAATATAAAATCTTTCTCTCCTGTTTCCGCCAAATTTCGGACAAATTGAAAACTTTACTTGTCTCTTCAAGTCAGATACAAGTCCTGATTTTTCCAATATCAGCAATTCGCTATAACGTGCCGATTCTTTTTTTGAATCAAAGGTTATGCCGTTTACCGTTGTTTTTTTGTTGCCGTATTTCGGTCGTCTTTTGCTCTTTCCACCCTCGCTTTGTTTGCTTTCGCCACACCATATCGGAATTCTGTTCATTTTCCCACAAGCCCCCGTGCTATTTTTGTTTGAAAATCATCAAAATGCTTTTTGATTTCCCTGTGCGCTTCTTCCGCATTCATTCCGTCAAAGCAGTAGTCGCCGCTTATGCTCCGCCATGGGCATCTCATCTTCTTTCATTTCTTGTCCCCTATTTGATTTTTATTTTCTGTTAAAGGCTAATTCGCATAGCGATTCTATCTTCTCGTATGCCTCAAGATATTTGTCGTGAACGAAATACCCTTCTGTGTCATGTATCATAAAATAGTCTGCAAGCTCCTCTATACTGCCAGAATTGGCTGCTTTCCATTCGTCAAAAGTCATATCCTAAACTCCCATTTGTCATAGTTATTGCAGACGTTGCAAGGCTCTCTAAGCTCGTCCTTGGACTTATCCAAGATTTCCATTTCTAAACCTTTTAGCCAGTGCTTGCACCTGTCGCAGCACTTCATCTTCCTGATGAGTTCGTCTTTCTTCTGGATAATCCCCAGCAGCTCGCATTTCTCTTTTTCAAGTCTTTGGAATTCCGTCAGCTTTACCCACGACTTATCGTTGAAAACCACAACTTCAAGCTCTTCTTCTGTCATTTTTTGTTTTCTCCTTTTTCAAACGGCTCTATGAAGAACTGTTCAGCATAAGGTAAAGATTCCACCCAATTCTTAAAAACAACGCTCCATTCTGTCAGTTTATGCGGATGAACACATCTTTGGTGATACATATTCAGAACATTCTCATAGCTCATTGTCACTGTACGCTTCTGCAACCAAGATTCAGGAAGCAAGCGTATAAGTTCTTTCCAATACCGTTTGTCTTTTGTTTCATTGTATCTAACTCTCAACCATTCAAGATTCGGTATCAGTGTGCTTGTCCAAAATTCTTCCATACCAAATGATTCATCACTAGAGATAAAATCATCCATTTCAAAACAATCTCTTGTAATCGGAGTGCTTGCCAGTTTGTGCATTTTGGAGGTTGAGTTTGCAACTGTTCCGACTTTATATATGTCAAATTCGTTCCACCAGTACATAGGTGCAGTAATATCAACACTAACAAATACTTGTCGCAAGAATTTCCGATGCTCGCTTCCTGCTTTTATCAGCCTTTGAGCAAGGTCTAAGTCGTTCTTACCTATGATGTACAAACTTCTGAATGTATCAAAGTAACTATCATTATCTTTCATACATTCAGAAGAAGATAACTGATGGTTATTAATGTAAAATGGACAATTTTCACAATTTCCACTGCTATCGCTACATTCAAAACTATCACTTTTATCCCAACTATTTTTCGGATTTCTCATTCCACGAATAGCGTGTTCGAATCCCCATACTTCTGTTTTCTCAAATTTCATTTTTATACTCCTTTCTCCTGTAACCATCGCAAAGTCCTAAAGGCTCTACGCAAGTCTCCTTCACCCACTCCTGCCGGTTGTAGCAATAAAGAACAACTCCAGCCCTCGTGTATGAGTGTCTGCAATTGTAGCAGCACTGTATCGCCCTCAAGACTTTGTATGTCTCGCGGTCTGATATGGTTTCAGGCTCTCCACTCAAATTCATCCCTTATGCTCCTACAGAAACGCATTGAAATCCTTTTTGAAGACATAGCGCGCGGCGATTCTCAATCTCTGAAAGAAGTTTGCGCTCCGTGCTTTTGCTTCTATGTATGTCCTCACGTCTTCAAAAGCCGACTTGTATCTGCTGTTTATTGCTTTTCGTATCTGCCTGCTATATCTGCCGCTCATTCTGTTGCCTCTGGCAGTTCTGCCCACGCCTCAAGCTCGCTCCAGTCGTAGTCTTGAAAAAAGAAGCCTGTATCGCCACAGTCAAGAGTATCAACCGCAAAACCATGCTTAGTTTTAAGAAGATATTCCTTTCCTTCTTCCGCCGGATTATCAGCTGTTATGCAGCCGTCCTCGTCAGGCTCGTCAAAACATCTCACCCTGTGCCATACAAGGGCGGATTTTTTCAAAGATTCATTTTCTTTTGCTAACTTCTCAAGATGATTCTTTCCGCATTGAAGTTCACGTTCGTTTTTCTTGCCTACTTCGTAGCCGTCTGCTTTTCCTTGGTCGTAGCCGTCTGCATATCCGTCTTTGTATGCCTGCCTTAATTTTGAATTTGCGTGTACGCCGCATACTTTCAGTTCATACACACTCGCTTTTTTCTCTAGCTCTTCTTCTGTCATCTTGTTCTGCCTCCTATACACACATTAAGTCGCTTATAATTTTCAGGACTTCCTCTTTTGTGTAGCCCTCTTTCTTTTCTCCGCTGATTCTGTCCGCATACGCGCTTATGTTCCTGAATGTTCTTGCCTTGCTTTCCTGAACCGCGTCCGCAGCGTCAAGGGCTGCTCTGATGATGTCAGTCCAGTTCTCGGCTTTCTTGTACGCCCTGTAGTAGCGCGGAATTCCGCTGGACTGGTATTCCCTCTCGTTCTCCGCATAGATTTTCTCGAATCTCGCAAGCTGCTTTCTTGCGAATGTCGCTAGCTCTTCTGTCATTCCGTCTCCTTATGCTTCCTCTTCAATTTCTCTCCGCATTTTCTCAATCTCATCATCCGACTTTCCGTCTATATCATCCTTCACATAAGGTGAGTTTCTGCACGCATTGCAGAACAGACAGGCGTTATGGGTAACCGTCTTGTGGCAAGGGCAATCGGGAGCACATTCCTCAATGAATTTTGATTTATTTTTGTTTTCATTCATGCTTTTATCCTCCGTTCTTTCCCTCATCACAAGCTCAAAAGGTATGTCCGCAAATCTGATGATGATTTCCTTTTTCTTGTTCACCGCCTGATTCAGAAACCACTCGAACGTGGCTTTCAGAACTTCGTCTGTTACATCCTCTTTCTTGCCGGTGAACTTTATAACTCCGTTATCAAGCTCCTTAGCTGTTCCGTAGTAAATGCGGTTTGTAAGTCCGCTTATTGCAAACTGTTTCATTGTCTGTTCCCGTCTAAATAGTGTAAAATTGGAATGTTAGCGGCTATTTTAAAATCAGGCTCTTCATATCTTACACAAATACCGTCACTCATCTGATAAAGCACATCTTTCATGAAATGTTTTTCATCAGGATTTTTCTCATCAAGAAGAACCACTATCTTCTCACAAAAAGACACATATTTGAAAAAGTACTCTTCCGCCTTGTCGGCAAACCTTATAAGCTGTTGTTTCTCTTCTTCTGTAAATTTATTCATAGATACTCCTCTATTCCGCAAGGGGAACCGTCAAGATAAGTATACGCCTCAGCAAACTCCGGAAGAGAAACCCATTTCTGGAGATACACAGAATCATTGTCAATGTTTGTAACCAGTTTTTTATTACCGCAAGCCGTCTGCACCCAAATCAGCGGACAGTACATCGGATTGTTCTTTCCGCTCCAGCCGCCGTATGAGTTGTAGCGTTTCTTGAAGTCCTCTATCATCTCGTCCGTGTCCTTGTATGGGCGGAACTTCTTTTCTTTTGGTTCTTCAACAAGATAGAAAAGGTTCCAAGAATCATAATCTCCGACTAAATTTTTAGCTAAGAATCTAAATTCTTCGTCTGGCTTTAATATTTCTTTTATGGTGAAAAAGTTGTCCTTTTTATTATGAATCACACACTGCAACTCATAAAGGTTATCAGCAAAATATCCCTTGCTTCCAATCTTAACTTCATCAGCATTCAATGCTGTGTAAACTTTGCTCTTGTCAAATTCCATAATTTGTCTCCTTTCAAATTACTCCGGCGTAAAGCCGGGTGATTCAAGATACTTAATTACACGCTAGTCGCGTGTAATCAGGAAAGCCGGGGCAACGCCACCGTAGCTATTGCTGGCATCGGCGTTGTTGCTATAACCGATGCTGTGGACACCGCAGAAGGCGGTGGAGATCGAGGCGTGCGGCGATTTCAGCCACCACCACCATATATCACTATCATCGTTTAACACTTTGATTCTGTTTTTTCTTGACTTGAAATATTCAAGGTCTTCAAACACCTGCTCTTTTGTAAGCAAGCTGCAATCCTTGACATCTACACCGATAGCCTTAACAAGCGCGTTTCTAAAAGCGTTTTTGAGATAACCGCCTAATTCTGTTTCTTCAAAGTCGCCGCTCTTTACATAATCTTCATCAATGCAGTGTCTGAAAAGAATATTTTCAAAGTTGAACAAAACGCCGTCTTTCCTTACATCAACCGCAATTACCGGCACGTTCTCAAGATTGATTTCTTCAAAACTTCCAGTCGCTTTTACTGTAAACTTCTTGATATAGAATCTGTCGCCGACTTTTACATATTTGTCAGCCTCAAGACTGTTGACTGCCTGTTTCACGTCCCTGAAAGTCATTGGTTTTCCGGGCTTTTCAAGTTCACTGCTACAGCCTTTTTCAGATTCATTATCTGATTCAACAAAAATGGTAATACCTTCCGTTTCGTTTTCAGAAAATCCGGCAAGTTTATAACCCTGTTCTTCGATTGCTTTAATAAGTTCCCATTTCATATTTTCCCCCTTAGTTTTTTCCGTTCACAAGTTCCTGACGTTCCTGAACTGTCATTTCATTCCACGGCTTAACCCCTTTTATGTTTAGTTGTGAGAAAATCGCCATTAAGCAACTTTTCACAATCGCATTTCCTGCCTGTTTGTAAAGCTGCGTTTTACTGTTCACTTCCGCCGCTCTGTTATAATCAGCGTCCGTGTAGTTCATCAGCCGGAAACATTCTTTAGGCGTTAATTTTCTAATCACGTATTTCATATTTCTTGCCTCTATAACCTTTGGTTGAATCCCCCCCCCTGCACAAGTAGGGATTGTCGGGCAAACGCCATATCTTGAATAAACGCGGTTCGCGCTCTCAAAAGTATGGTCTATGGTGTTATCCATTTGCCCTATGACTTCTACGCTATTTTGTCTTGTCAGCACGTTCACCCTCGCATTGTTTGCTCGTAAGGTTGGGCATCCCCCCCAGAAAACTCTGTTTTCTTGTTCAAAGCCGGATTCTTCAAGTAGTCCAAGCATTTGTAACTTAATCATTGTTTAGCTCCTGCACTAAAAGCGGTATATAACCGCCACCAGTTCCCATTGACGAACATAAACAAGTACAAACTCCGTCAAGTTTTATGCTTTGGTGTTTTTGCTCGCCGCCGATTATCACGAATACTTGACTAGGTTTTATATGAAGTTTGCAAAAATCTGTCCGTCTCTCCAAACGCTTTTTACCAGTTCCCATAAATCACTCCATTTTGAACATCAAATCCAGTTCCAAACCCCTTGTAATCTCTCGCCATAAGAGTTTTTGCTACCGTGTTTCCTACGGTCTTAATTCTCTTGTAGTTCATCAAACAAGGAAACAACTCCTGTTCCGTCAGATTGCAAGTTTGAGATTCCTGCGTCATATCGTGCTTTAATACAGTTTGCCCTTGAAAGTTTTTTCGGCTCTCGTATTGACAAATCAACTGCACATTGGCATGATTCTCTGCTCTCTGCTCTCTGCTCTCTGCTCTCTGCTCTCTGCTCTCTGCTCTCTGCTCTCTGCTCTCTGCTCGATTGCCGGCAATATACCCCTAGCAACTAAACTTTCAATCAGTTTATCCGCCTTTTCGCTCGTGATAAAAAACTGCTCGTCTACTTCCGTTTCTAAGTAGTCGTCTATCACTTTTTCAAGCGGTATGCTTTCAGGAAAATTAAACTCTATAAAGTCGTCTGAAAGCACACTTACCATAAAGCAACGCTCGCGATTCTGCGCCACTCCGTAATCTGCCGCGTTCATATCCGCGATAAAATTACAGTAGCCTCTCTTCCGCAAGAACTCCGTCCAACTGTTAAAGTCGTCAATGTTCTTGTCCTGATGTACCTGCGGCACATTTTCCATAAGCAAGATGTCGGGAAGATTATCACCGCACTCCGTAAGAATCCGCTCTACTTCCCAAAGCAAACCCGACCGGGTAGACTTACCCTCCAGCCAGTCTTTTTTGCTCATACCCTGCATTTTTCCTGCCACCGACAAATCGGTACACGGAAACGAGTAAGTAAGTAAGTAAGTAAACTCATTCCGCCTTTCGATTCCTAAGTCAATAGCGTGTATATCTCTTACGTCGCTTGTTGTAAAGTTTGTGCCGTGAATCGCGTTGTAACTCTTCACTGCGTATTTATCAAACTCAACAAGTTTGTAATGTTCAAAATCAGCACCTATATCGCGCAATGCCATTGCCTGCGAGCCGATTCCGCCAAACAATTCTATAAGTCTGATTTTCTTTTCCACCTTCACTTCCGGGAAGTCAAAAAGACTTTGTCCTTTCATACCCTCTCTCCGAAAATCACATACATCATTTGTTCAAGCGTTACGCTTCCGAAAGTCTCTTCAAAGCGCGCTTTTACATCAGGTTTTATAAGTTCCGTTGTAAGAATATCGCGGTATTCCTGCGCTTTTTCGCCGTAACATTCAAAGATTCTTTTGTAAAACTCATAAGAAAAACCACGGTCGCCGCTGCTTACAAGTGAGACGTACCCCGGATTGAATCCAAGTCTTTTACTCTGTTTTGCGACTGTCTCACCGAAATCAACGCGCAATTTTCCCAAAACTTTACCTACTTCGTTTCTAAAACAAGACGTACTTGAAAATCCCATTTTTCTCACCTCACATTAAAAAGGAATATCTTCCGGGAATCCGTCTTCTGATGTTCCCATATCCTCATTACCGGCGTTATTTGCCGTTGCAAAACTCTTCTGCGGCGTAAAACTGCCGGTAGGGTTTCCGTTATTTTGAAAGCCACCGTTATTATTACCGTCTGATTTTCCGCCTAAAAGCTGCACCGAATCAGCAACGATATAAACTTTTGAACGGTTATTGCCGGTTTCTTTGTCCTTCCAACGGTCTTGTTTCCAGTAACCATTTACCGCAATCTGTTTTCCCTTGCTCATGTAAGGTCTGAGGTTTTCAGCGGTCTTACCCCAAATAAGAACTTCAAAGTAATAAACTTCGTCCGTCCACTCGTCATTTTTCTTTACGCTCTTGTTTACGGCGATACTTACATTCATTCTTGCCGTTCCGCTAGGTGTATAAGCAAAATTGCGCTCGTCAATGTCATGTGTAAGCCGTCCGATAACATTGTAATCATTTAAGTCTGTCATATTTTTTTATCCCCTCTTTGCCCTGTAATCAGGTGCTTTTATCGTGATTATTGCCGAGTTCTGCCTTAACCGGCTCAAAACATCGTTATTCACAAATCTTTCAAAACAAGAATCACAACCTTTTTTCGGGCAATCTCTTAAAAGGTGTGTATTTGTAAGAATCATAAACGGCAAGTCTCTTGTATGTCGTTTATCCAAAATATAACTAAGCCAGTTCAATTCTGCGTCGCTGCCTTTAGTTCTACCCATTTCGTCAATTACAAGCATAGGAATTGACGCCAAATCCTGCACAATTTCAAGTTCTGTCTTTTCTGCTCTTGCGGAGTAACTCATACGAATCATCGTTGTAATTTCGTACATTGACAAAATCTTGCCGCCAAGTGCCTTAACCGCCATACTTCCCAAGAAGGTTTTCCCCACTCCGTTAGAGCCTAACAGAATCACTTTCCCGGATTTTTCAGCAATCATTTTATTTACCGCTGCAAGTGCTTTTTCCTGCTCCGGCGTTTGCGGAATAAAGTCTTTTAATTCTTTATCCCAGTATTCAGGCTCGATATTGCGCGATTTATACATCGCTTCACGCTCGCGGCGTATGTATTCAGCCTGTCGCGCAAACTCTGCTTCCTGCTCTTTTTGACGCTCTTCTTTTTCGCACTCCGGGCAAACATATTCACGCTCGTCGCCGTATTCAATGTAACGCCCCCTTACTTTGCCGTGCTTTTCGCAAGTGTAGTCGCAATCGCAAGCTGTAAAATGCGGTATAAGTCCGCTAAACTTATCTGTTCCGTTCATGCTCCGCCGCCTTACAACCGGATTTTACCTTCTAGCGGCGAATCTTCCGCGCCGTCCTTCCGCTTCAAGAAGTTCTCAACCTTGTAATTTTCCGGCAAGAATCTAAGAATCGTTTTCTTTTCGCAAAAGTGATAAAAGTCCTGCTCGCTGTTCCACCAAGTTTTACCCTGCTTTTTCAGTTCCATAACTTCCGCATAGTTCTTTACTGCCTGAATTACATCGTCGCTATGCAGGTGAAGTTTCTGCAATTCACTGTTTGCAAGTCTAAAATCGCGCATTGTAAAGGTGATTAAGTTCCCTTTGCAGCATGGCAAGTTATGAGAGAATAAGACATCAAATACCTGTTCTGCGTAATTCTTGCGCGGCTCTGATTGTGTCTCATACTCAAACTTTTCTCTTGCCTCGCTCTGTTCCGGCGTTTCTTCCTGAACTTCTTCTTTTGGTGTTTCAGTTGTTAAGGATTCCTTTACAACTGATTCAGCTTCTACTGGCGATTTCTTTTTATCCTCGCCGTTGTCAGCTTCCGGCGGTAAACAGTCGTAATGCTCCGCAAAAGTTTCTGTATCGCCGGCTTTTTTTGTCTTTTCACCGTCTTTGAGTGAATAAATGCCGGTAGATTTTTCAATAAGCTGCGCTTTTTCTTCCGGGTAGTTTGTATCTTTCACACGGTCGCCGCGAATCTTATTGTTAATTTTCCAGTGCTTTATCACATAGATTCCTGAATCAAAGCGAATCATAAAACCTTTAGTAACAAGAGTTTTTAAGTCGTTTTCCTGTGCTCCGCACATTCCGCAAATCCGGCGTGAACTGTTTATAAAGCCTTCGTCGTCGGCGTTCATTGCCATGTGAAAGTACAAAGCCTGTGCAGAAAACGGCAAATCTAAAAATGCGTCCGATTCTGTGATAGACTTTGAAAACATTCTCCGCTCTGCCATTTCCGTTACCCCCTTGTTTTTAGTCAATTCTTTTTGCGGCAAGATTTATAATTGCGGTCTTGTCGTAACCGATTCCGTTATCTGTGAGTAATTCCTTGAAAGTCGCAATCTGTCTTGCGCTGCCTTTCAAAACAATTCCCGGAATAATTTCAAGCCCCATTTCATCAGCAATAGCGCGTACACTGTCAATCTCACTTTCGTTTCCAAAAACATTGAAGGTGTAAACCGTGCCGCCTGTAGCTGCTGCCGGTGCTGCCTGTTTTGGAGCAACTTTTTCTACTTCGCGTGTTTCAAAATTGACATTGTAAGTGTCTTCAACAGGCGCGCTTTCAGGTTCTTTTGTTTCTTCTTCCTGAATCCCGAAAGTTTCATTTTCTGCCTTTTCTTTTTCTTCGCGCGCCTTCTTTTCTGCTTCCAACTGCGCAAGGCGATCGCGATTTGCTTTTAATTCTGCGCCCTTGTTTAAGGTCTGCTGCAAGTTGAGCGTGGACAGATACAAGTCCTTGAGAATCGCGGTGTCTTCGCCGAACGCGTCCAGTGAGGCAAGGTCGCCGGTAATATTTTTTATGATTGTGTCAATTTCAGCGTCTACCACTGCAAGTTTAGTAGTCTTATTCAGCCATTTTGTATTAAAAACGCGTTCGAGCGGCACAAGATTGAAGTTTTTGCCGTTCCAAAGTTCCGCAATCTGCGCTTTTTTATGTGCCTTTTCCTCTTCCTCTTTTGCCTTTACAATGACATCGAGTTTGCCGCTTGCGGTCTTCATCATGTCGCAAGTTTCTGAAATGATGTTCTTAAACTCTGCAAATGGCATATTCCACTCTTTTTCAAGTGCGATTCTGCGGTCGTTCAAAGTCTTAATTGCAGCGTTGATTTCTGCCTTGTCTTTTGCAGCCTGTTTAGCGTCTCCGGCGTAATTGTCTACCGAATATTCTTTAAGTTTTTCCTCGACATACGCTTTAATGTCTTTTGCGTTTGTTACAAGGTTTCCAAGTGTTTTTTCTTTGATTATCAATGACAAAGGATTTGTTTCCATTTCGTTATCCCCTTAATGCTAATTCTGCTAAGTTTTCAACCTGAACATTTTCCGACGTAGTCCATTGTGGAATCTGTAAATGTCCGGCTTTTTCAAACGCTCTTTCTACTTTTCCGCGCAAGTGCGGATATTTTTCAAAAAAAGCGTTCCAACCGTGTGCGTGGAAAAACTCATGTTCCTCGCGCGTCAGGGCAAGCACATTCCAAGCGCAATCTGCGAACTGCGGCGCGCTTCCTCGGCTTACGATGTGATGGCAATCTACGCTGCCGCCTAAACCGCTCGCCTCGCTGTAAACCGCTCTTTCTCTCCACTCGCTTACCGTCATATCGTCCTTAAAATCGTGTTCCTGCTTGCCGCGCCATATTTCCCACTCGTAGAGAACTTTTCTAACATCAGCTTGCAAGTCGTAATTAAGTTCGCATTGTGTAGCCAAGTGATACAGCAAACCGTCAATAAATCTTGCAGCCGCAACCGTGTTAGATTCTGAAATGTGTACCGCCCTTAAAGTGTCCTTCCTAAGCCTTGAAGGTATCTTGTCTGCATACTCTTCCAGTAAATCTAAATACAAGTCGTAGCGTTCGCTTTCTGTAGGTTTCCTGTCTTCCATGCTCTCGAAAATAACAGTGATTAACTTCCACACGCTGTTAAGCTGCTTATAGGTTCTGTGCTGAAATTGCGCGTCAATTTCGCATTTCAAAAGAATCTCGCTCTTGCTGCGTTCTTCTCTAGCTTTCTTGCCGTTGAAAAGTCTGCAAATAAGCTGCAAGTCTTTTGAATCGGCGGCGCGCAAAACAATTTGATTCTTGTATAAAACGCCGTGGAAGAATCCTGTTATTTTCACCATCCACCCCTTAAAAAAGTCCGTCTCCTGCCGGAATTTCACTGTTGCCGTCGTACATTTCAGCCTGTGCGTCAAAAGCCGCGTCAATTCCTGCGTCGTCAGGAATTTCTGCCTGTGTTTCTGTCTTCTGTCTGATTTTTTCAGGCTCTTTTATTTCTGTGTCAATCACGTTTTCCGGCGAATAGTCAAAGTCTTTTGTAACCGTGTACTGATTGCCGTCCTTGATGATGTTTGTCTTAATGATTGCGCTGTCGCCGTTTACTGCCTCTGCAATAAGCTCTGCGTTTTCAACTGCCTTCGGCGCATACTTCAAAACCTTTTTAAGAACGGTCTTTTTTGCCATGCTTTCCGGGTCTGTAGTCCACGGCGATGTATAGCCCTTTTTCACGCTCTGTGAGTATTTTTTAGCATGATTCATTACGGCTTCCCATGACATAACCTCGAACGCGCTCGCGCCGTTTTTCAGCTCGTAAAGTCCGTAAACATAAATCGGCTTGTCTGATTTTTCGCGCGGTCTGTGAATAAGCTTCTCTTCCAGCCCGTATGAATAATCAAAATCGTCGCCTTCGTAGACAATGCGCGCAACGATTTTCTTGTACTGCCCGGTTCGGTAGCAAAGGTCAATCAGTCCCTGATAGCCTAACTGGAATTGTGTTTCAAGCACGCCTTTATTCTGATACGGAATCAAGTAAGCCTGTCCGAGCGGCGTGTTGCACTCAAGTCCAAGCTGTGCGCTTGTAAGAAGTGCGCCCATAAAAGATTCCGGCGTAGAGTTCGCAAGTTTAGCGTCCTTTGAAAGTGCGGTGAGTGCAATTCTCATCATGCGTTCTGGCGTGATGTTTGCAGGAAGCGCGTTTTTAATTTGGTCGCTCATTTTTGCAACCCACTGTTTCAAAGTCGGCTTTGCGCCGTTGTTTACATTTGCAAGTTTTGTATTTGCGTTGTTTCCGTTTACATTCATGTTTTCAGGTCTCCTAAATAAGGGCTACGCCCAGTTTGAAAAGTTTTCTGGCAACTTCTCTTGTCGCCTTAATATCTGCTAAAGCGTCATGCGCATTTTCAAGATTTACGCCCAAGTGTTTAGCAACCGTTCCCAGTTTTCTGTCAGGCAAGTACGGTAATGCTTTTTGCATACCGGCTTTTTTTACCTGTACAAAAACATCAGCAATAATGTTTGAGAAGTAGTCCTCAAACTTGTAACCGTTTCTTTCAAGCAACGCTTTCAGGTGCTTAATGTCAAACTCGACATTGTAACCGGCTATAACTAACTTCTCGCTCTTGCTTCCGTCCTTCTGCCAAAGTTCGCGCGCCTCTACTAAGAAGTTCGCTATTTTCGGCATTTGCTCCCTCTCGTCAGGAAATGACTTTATATCCTGCTCCGAATATCCGTGTACCTTTCCGGCTTCCTCGTGATACTTGATTGTGTCATTCAGCGGATTCAGGAAGAAACACCTTTCACAAACCACGTTTCCGCCGTCCACCAAGATAAACGCAAGCTCAAAAGCTGCCGAATCAGCGACTTCAATCCCAGTCGTTTCTGTATCAAGCCATAAAAACCGCACTTTTCACCTCGATATTCTGTCGTTTCTGCTCATCAGCCCAACGCTTTATGAAAACCGCGCGGTTGATTTTCTTTTCCCGAAAATCAACTATGATTTTTTTGAACTCTGAAAAATCAAGCATCTTGCATCTCCTTTAATTTTGTGATTCTAAGAACGCGGCTTACACTGTTTTTTGTGTACTGCTCGTAAATTCCGGCTTTCTTCAGCGCGTTTGTGTCAATACGCTTTGAGGTCTGCGTATTGTAAGTTATCTTCCACGCTCCGATGACTGCCGTTGATTTTTCAGTGTTTTCTCCGTTGCTTGCGGCACTCATACGCATAAGAATCTGCTCTTTGATTGCGTCCGATTTCGACTGCAAATCTTTAATCTGCAAGTCGATAGCCTCTTTTTCGTCAAGCATTGTTTCACAATCGCCGTCAAGTTCGATTTCTGCCGCCATAGGCAAGGATTTTACAAGTTCAAGTTCGTTTTCGTTTCCTGTAGGTGAAGGCGCGTTATCTGCAAGTACATTGTTTTCCCAAAAGTCTGTTTCGCGGTCGATAAGCTGCGCAATAAAATCATCGTTGCGCGGAATTACATAATGTCTGCCTTCGTACTGGTCGAAAATAAAAACGGTGAGAACAAACCATGAAAGCCCGGTAACTGCCATATAGTGCTGCACTTGTGCGTAGTAACTGTCAGGGATTTCATCGTTTGTGAATCCCTCGCCGGTGCGTGATGTTTTAATTTCGTGTCCGCCAAGACCACTAACAACACTACCGGCGATTTCTTTTTCACCGTCCACAAAAACAAGTCCGTCAAAGTTCGCGTTCATAAACTCATGTTCTTTGTTGCGGAACATTCCCGGAACTGTCTCAATCTCAATTCCCAAGTCGGCGCGCGCCTTCTGTCTGATAGGGTCTTCAAGAATATTGCCCCATTCAGTAGCCTTATTGCCTTCAAAACTTGCAAAATCCTTTTTCGCAAGATAAACGCTTAAAGGCGTTGAGTACTTGTTAAGTCCCAAAATCGCCCCTGCGTCAGAACCGCCGATTCCGCTAGTTCTAAGTTTTAGCCATTCTTCATGGGTAAACTCGCTTGTGTCTGTAAAGTTCACATTTCCAAGTTCAAGAACTTTTTCATACAACATGGTTTTTGCTCCTTCTGCTTTGAGACATCAGCCGTCTATATTGTTTTAGTTATGCTGATTACTGTGTGAGTTTTCATAAAGATTTTCATTTCAGCTTGTGCGATTCTCAACAATCCCACCAAGACTGCACGCTTAAAGCGGCTTTTTGTATGGATTGCCTGTGTTGTCAATCCGTCAATATTTATCTGCCTTCTTTCAAACTTATTCATGCTTTTCACCCTACGCTATGAAGTATCTTTTTACCCGGCGTTTTTCGCCGTATCTATTTTTCACATCTTCCCAGGAGCTTGATATATTCACGCCCTTTTCTTGAAGTTCGAAAATTCTTGCCGATAACCTAGTCTCCCCTAAGTCGGTTATCGCCTGCAAAGTTGAGATTGAGCCAAAATCAATCATGTAGTCGAAAACCCTTTGTTGGGTAACGCTCAGCCCAATCTTTTCTAAACCGTCGCTTTTCAATGGTCGCCTCCTTCCATGCTTGTTAGAGTTTCCTCAATCTGCACAAGCCTGTCATTAAGGCGTTCAATCTGATTTTCAAGCCGTTTCTTTTCGCGTCGTAACTGGTCAGGGCTTTCCAAGTCATCGTCGACCGCTTTGGCTTTCTGCTTGGCGATTGCCTTTACTTGTTCAACGGTTTTGCCGTCGTTAGCCGCTCTCTGCGCTGCCGCCTTAATCATCATGTCTTTTGCGGAATTGATTGCCCTTGACATTTCATCGTTATTGTTAGATTCGGAGCGGCTATTTTTTGCAAGTTCTCGCGCCTTATTCCTTGTAATCTGTAAATCATGTTCAACAACGTCTTCTACACGTTCGCCGTTTTTCTCACATGATTCGGTCAGCTTCACAATAATTGCACCAAGTTTTTTCTGCGCCTCAATGATTGATTTTTGTATTTCTTTTGCGGATTCAATAAGGGCGGTTGTTTCTTCACTGCGGTTGCGTGAATAAAGTCCCAATTCAATAGCCTTATCCAAAAGGTCATAGAATGTCGCCCAAAATATACCGGAATGGCACTTGGCGGATTTTACGCCTTTTTCAGTGCTTAAAATATGATGGGTAAGTTCATGTACTGCGGTGTACATCAGCTCATTGTCTGTTGTAAAATTGCGGTTATGCAAAAATATCTCTTGCGTTCCCAGTTTATAAAATCCGTTTACACGATTAGACTTTTTTCCAGTTTGAATAACTGAAAAATCAGTCTTACACTCAAACAATTTTTGCAACTTAGCTTTAAGTTCTTCGTTAGTCAT